CGTCAAGTTCAAACTCAGTCTTGGTTACTCGTGTGACCATCGCTCGTTTCATCCTTCACCTCCAATTATACTAAAAGATTTTGGTAGTGTCAAGTAGATTATAGTAGATTATCTACTAACTGTTCGAACCCTTTTCCGCCATTCTTTTCAATTTTTTCCTGTCCATATCAACACAGATATAATTTCCTGGCACAATACTCTTGTTTTTTTCTCTGCCTCGAATAAAACCATCGGCCACTACATAACCATCACCTGATGCACAGTCGAGCCAGATTTTATTCCTTTCGTACATTGAAAACGGAATATGTTCTTTCAGAGAGGGTGTCTTTCTTTCCCTATAAACCATTTCTCCCCCTCATTATGGCTTCTATCATCCTCAAATCTTCCTGTGTATCAACTTCAAAATGTTTCCAGAACGGGATTTCCACAAAACCAACATTATTTCCAGCTCTACACTTTGATTGAAGGAACTGTTTTCGGGTTGTTACATACAATCCACCAGTTTCAATATAATATCTGTTCTCTTCCCTGTCCTGTCTCCTGCCCCTTTTCTTCAACTCATAGTTTATCGGTTGCCTGACCAGACCATCCCAAAACAATATATCGTTTTTCTCCATCCCCATAGCCCCGATTGCAGAATCGAAACCGTGAACGAGAATTTTCTCTATACCGTCATTTATATGTTTGGGTTCTATCAGCGGGGATGTGGGTGCAAGGAGAACGAGAATGTCATATTCGACTTTCTCCGTGAAAAATGCTATCACTTCTTCGATGGAGTTCCTGTCACCGGAAATGATAGGCGGTTGTTCTATGACCTTTGCTCCGAGTTCCATCGAATACCATAAAATATCAGGGCCGTCCGATGAAACGAAAGTGTCGTGACATATCGAGTTTAGGCTACTCTGGATAATATAGTAGATGAGTGGTTTTCCATCCAGTAAAGCCAAATTTTTCTTTGGTATTCCTTTTGATCCTTCTCTTGCAGGTATCAAACTCACAATGTACATTCTTCAACATCCTCCCGTTTACAATTTAGCCCCAATTTTTTTCCGTTCTCATAGTAGGTATAAGTATTTCCTACCTTCATCAATATTCCTCTTTCCCTTCTGTGTTTTGCGCTCAGGTACATATCGCCCTTGAGTTTCAAAACCTTATTCTTATACTCTACAGACCTATCTCTCCATACAGTAGAAATACTTGCGGAATGTTTCCTGTAACAATATAGTGGTTTTCTCAAATAGAATAATTTTCCGACTTCTTCCAGTTTCAATATCACATCTTTGTCAACGGCTTTCAATAACCTATGGTTCAGCCCCACAGTCATATTGTAAAATTCTCTCTTGAAGGTTTTCAAATGGCTGATATCCGCGTCTGTTCCGTTATAGACATTATTTGTAAATCCTCCCAAAAACTGTTCCGTAGGTGGTTTTGCTTTTATCAAGCTCTTTTGTTGATATCCTCTCGTTGTTATTTCATAGTAGTCAGTATAAATCATTGAAACATTCGGTCTTTCCCTATGGGCATCAACAATAATCTGTAGGGCATTTTTGTCATCGAGAAAATCGTCAGAATCCACGATTGCCACCAATTCATTGTTGCCGGCTTCTATCGCCCATTTCAAGGTTGTTCCGTACCCACTATTTTTTTCTGTCTGGAAGAATGAACATTTTTCCTTTATCTCATATTTCTTTACCAGATTTTTTATCTTTTCTACGGTAGTGTCTTTTGAACAATCATCCACGAAATAAATGTGCCAAAATGGGTATGTCTGTTCGACAATACTCTTGATGCAATCCTCGACATATTTTGCCACATTGAATGTAGTCACGGCAATATCAACCGCGGGATAATCAGATAACCATACGCGGGGCTCCTTTCCGTCAGATGTTCTCAGAATGTGGTCTTTTCTGTTCATTTTATACTTTTAAAAACCTCAAAATATTTTTCTGCGACATACTCCGCTGTCAGTTCCTTGGGCAACTCCACACAATATTTATCTTTTTCGATTGTCTCCATCGCCCCCAATAGGTTTTCTTCCAGTACCGGAGGCATTACATTGTAAGCGTCCGTATAGGGTTTACAAGGTTCTATGGTGTTTTCATCCCCGTCACATATAATACAACCGCCTGTCATAGCACACATTTCAGTCGAGCCACCACAGGCATTGGTCGTTATAACTGGTATTCCCGCCCCGATGGCTTCAACCACGGAGTTTGGGCACGCGTCCTTTTTTGACAGATGGATTGTAAAGTCCGCCATAGCGTGATGACCCATAAAATCCTTCCTGTCAACGTGCCCGTAGTAATGGATGTTTTGATGTTTTACCGGAACATTCTGATGAAGTAGACCAAAAATGTGTAAGTGGGTATGTGGATATTTCTTGTAGTGTTTCAAAAATAACTGGATTGTTTCCTGTAGTCTCTTGTGTCGCCTCCACTTCGCTGTGACAATGATATTCGTTCCTTCGTGCTCGACAAACTCCCCACACCAATCTTTGTCAATCCCGTTGTAAATGACAAATGGTTTGGCTTCTTTCTTCCTTGGAGAAAGATACTTCTCACACATACTTCTGGCGAAATGGCTCTGATAAATGACGGCATCTGCTATTCTGTGTGCCTGACTTATACCGGAGTTTCTTGAATTGTAGTCCGTATCACTATCGTAATATATCCCATCGAGCCTCAATACAGTCGGAAGTTTTGTGGGTTTGATATGAACGAAGGCCAGATAAACATCACATCCGGCTGGTATCGGAGAAAGCTCACATCCCATTTTTTTGAGATATGGATGAATCCTGTGAATGATTATGTGATTACTGTCTGTGTATATTTTCATTTTTTTTCCTTTCAAACAGTTGTTTTTTAATTTTTAATAATTTTTTCTTTTCCTCTTCTGGAAGTTTTTTATATAGGTTTGAAATACTATCATCCCTTACACGATAAATATAAAGATCATATGGGATATATTTTAATAGTCCGACCTCCTCCAATTTTAGTATCAAATCCTTATCTACAGATTTAATTAAAGTGTCATCCAATCTCTCTGTCATCTCATAATATTTTCTTTTGAAAACTTTGAAGTGACTAATATTTAATTTTGGTTTAATATTTTGCTTTTCACAATATTTTTCATTTGATTTTAATGCCCGACTTTTTACTAAATGCTTGGCTCCATTATACAGCCTATAATAATTACTATATATAAGAGAGGCATCGAGATATTTTTGATGTTCTCTGACCATTATTTCCAAGGCATCCGGCCTTGACAAATAATCGTCCGAGTCCAAAACCGCCACCAATTCACCTCTTCCCATTTCAATAGCCGTTTTCAAGGATTTTCCATAACCATAATTTTTATTTAAAACACATAGAAAGTGTCTTTCATCCAAACCAAGAGAAGATATTTTGTTTACCGTATTGTCTGTCGAACAGTCATCCACAAAATATATTTTCCAGTTTTTATAAGACTGTGACAGGACACTATTCACACATTCCTCGATATATTTCTCCGTATTGTAGGTTGTAATTGTAATATCTACAATTGGATTATTTGAAAGCATATGGTGTGGCACCGTCCTTTACACTATCCTCATCCCATTTTTTGATTTGGTCTACAATATTTATGCCCACATTCTTTCCCCAAAGTTTCAAGAGCTCCTTTGTGACTGGCCCAACTTTCCCATTGCCGATTTTTTCCCCGTTTATAGATGTACAGGGCATAATACAGAAAGGAGTTCCCGTGTAGAAAGCTTCATCTGCCATCATTACATCATATAATTCGATATTTTTTTCAAATGTCGATTTCAAAGTTTTTACATAGGCCCGGCTGATGCCCCTCAAGACATTTCTTCCGTGAGATGTTATCAATCTACCTGACTTTTCGAGGATGAAGAAATTTGCCCCAGTACCTTCTGTAACGAACCCGTCATCGTCCAGTAAGAGGGCCCAGTTATTTTCTCCCTTGTATTGCGAAACTTCGATATTTGCCATCAAGTAGTGAAGTCTTGACCTATTTTTCACTTTGGGTTCCAGATATCTTGCCGGGATGGCTCTCTGATTTGGCGTGACAGCATTTACCCCGGTGTCAAACAGTTTCCCCATACCCTGTACCGTCCACCTCAAGGGGAAATCCGCTATGATGACATTCGGCCCCTTCTCTTCAAGGTCGATACCCCGATAGATTGATAATAATCCCCGTGTGACATTTATCATCAACCGATGTTCATCGTCTGGATTGAATTCTCGGTCATTCATCAAGGCAGTCGCCACACAGGCATCAATCAAATCTATCTTTGAATAGGGGATTTCCAGACGAATGTACTTCGCAGAATCGAGAAGTCTTTGGATATGTTCATCGAGTTTGAAATGTTTTTTCTTGAAAGATCGTGTCATTTCAAATACCATATCGCCAAACATCAGGGCGCTATCATAGATACTGACACGAGCTTCCCTCTCCGGTATGAATTTACCGTTCCACCACACTACCCTTTCTGACATAACTTACTCCTTTTCTACATATATTTCTGGTACAAGAAAACTTCTTTGGTGGGAAGGAAAATAGATCAAAAGCCAAAAATTGCCCGGTTCTATTTCACCCCTTATTCCCACAACTTTTCCTCTCAAACCATACATAGGATGGTTACTTCTGTTTACTTTTATTTTGTCGTGCAGTTTTATTCTTTCCACGCTAATATTTATGCAAAAAAAGAGGCGGAATTTCTTCCGCCTCACCATCTTTTTTACCCTATTTTCGGGTTTACTGAATAATTATTCCGGAAACTTTGTCGTATTTTGTTGGTATACCAAAATCCGTTTCTTCCAATACTTCCGTTGGTGTTTTCTTTTTTGTTTCTAAAATTTCATCCTCCGCTAATTTGAGTTCATAAAGGTCTTTGTTTTTCCATCTTGGAGCACCGTGTGTCTTGTGTGGTTTGCAACTCGGGCAACTCCTCAATTTCTTCTTCAGTCTTTTTCTCAAATTTACCTCCTCATTCTATTTTGAATAGAAAATCTGGAATGTAATTCATATCCTTCCTTAAATCGGGTACATCAATTTTTCTTCCGAAATGTAAATCCTCCCCCCTCATATTGTTTGTGAGCATTGTATTGTATTCATCTGCCGCGGCTTTTATCTCATCACAAGTGTGTTCCGGTAACAGGATGGTTATATTTCCACTTGGGCTTCTAGCAGTTGTACATATGGAGATGGTTCTGGTAAATTCGTGCCAATGGGTTCCCCCATCGTGGAACTGTAAAATAATGTTATTTGATGACTGCCAGGCATCAAATCTCGTTTTTTTGTCTTGTGTATAAGCTGTCAATAAATACTGGTCTTGTGTGACATTCACATATAAATTGAAACTAACTTCATCCCTGTTTATTTCTATTTCCCCGTGTCTCATAGGTTCCGGTAGAAGCAGTCTTACATTTCCGCTTACTTCCTCAAACATATGTCTATCAAACATAAATTGTGCCGTTGTTTTATATTTGTCTCTTGTTTTATGTATTTCACATACTACCATAATATTTCCTCACAACTATTCCACTTTGCATTATAAGATATTCCGATGTTTTGTCGTATGTCTCAAGACTTGTGACAACAATTTCGATAATACCTGCGTTGATAATTTCCACAAGACAAGGTGTACAGGGTATGGGGCAGTTACAATACATTGTCGCCCCTTTCACGGCTATACCGTGTCGAGCGGCATTGATGAGGGCGTTTCGTTCCCCGTGGCCGGCGATACAATACTCAAGCCCCTGACCACTTTCATACCCCATCACTTTTCTCGGACACTTCCCCTGTCTCACTTTCTCTGGAAAATCATATTCCAGAGAATGATCTTTCCCCCATCTTTCATCACAGGGGGGAACTCCCCTTGGGGGCCCATTGTATCCGGTGGAGATAATGGACTTGTCCAAAACGATGATTGCCCCAATTTTTCTTGAAAGACATTGACTGTTTTGTGCGATTGATATGGTCAGACCACGAAAGTAGCTATCCCATCTTATTAGTGATTTGTTCATATGACACCTCTTTACAAATTATATCACACGGGGGAAGGAAAGTAAACGGGGGGAATTGATCCCCCCGCCTGTAAGAAAACTACTTCTTACCAAGGATTTCTTTGATTTTCTCCACGGCCGCTTTTACCGCCGCCTCATCAACCTTACCGCTGATGAGTTCATCCAGTACAGCCATAACGGCGACAAACTTTACCTTGTTATTTCTCCATACAAGGAAAAGACCCACGGCCACGGCTACAGCCACAACGGCTACAGCCACGAGAATGTTGAAAGGATTAAACATAAGTTCATACCTCCGCTTCTTATTTTCGGTGGATCTCCACCAAACGATCTTTCACCTATATTTATGATAAATAATAATGTTATTTACGCAATCCCCCCGCCGTGATATAATATAGGAGTAGATATGTTCAAACAAAAATCCGTATATGATCCAGCTGGTTATTATAATATCAAGGTAAAATCCACCGCAAAAATAAACCCCAAAAAGAAAACTGTGGAAATTTACTTTGGTGAAGATTTGCGCTACCACTTTGAAGTGGATAAGATAGTGGAAATAAAGGAGAAATAAGATGTTCATAGAATATAAAAACAGTATTGTGAATTTATATCAGGTCTGTGAAATGAAAAAGATTGATACAGCCCGTGATAATTACTTTACAATTGTCTTTTATATCCCCAACGACAAGATTTATTGGTCGTTCAAAACGATGGAAGATCGTGACAAAATGTGGGAAAGAATAAGATTTGCCATAACCGCGTATTTACTTGTAAGAGAAGATGTGATATAATATGAAGAAAATATTATGTTTTTTGTTTCACCGAGGGCATTGGAGAGATTTTCCTATAGCCGGTATGGACGGTAGTGGTAAACAAAACAGATTTATCACTATCGGTGACCTTGTTGTTTGTCTGAAATGCAACAGGGTAGTTTTTCGGCCATTGAATAGTTTTGGCATTCCAAAGAAAGATAATGTAAAATGAGACTATTTTATCTTTTAATCAAAAGTATTATTACAACCTTTTGGGGGGGTATGATAATGATTATCTACCTCATATCGGCAATAGGATTAGCCAGTTTTTTGATATATCTATTGAAATCAGGGAGCTTGAAATGATATGTTACAAAGGTTAATCGTCAACGAAGTTGAGAAGTGTGAATGTAAAATAAAAGAAGCTTTGAGAGAATTGAGAGATAGAGTGGGATTGATACCACACAGTATTGAAATTGAATTATTCTGGAATTCGAAAGAACAAACAAACAGAAGCGGTGTAAGAAACAACGGTGACCCCTTTGAAGATATTTTACGGGTTCACATAAGCCTGAAGAAAGAAAACAAATCGAGATTTCCTCATAAGGAAGAGTAAGATGTTTGATGATATAACGGGAAAAGACAAGAAAATAGATGTTCGACAACCTTACCATCTTGATATCTATTGCCCTATCTGTTCATCTGACAACCTGACATTGATGTCAACAATCAGTTCCACCCATAATCCAAATAATCCAACCACAGACCGCATAACCGTGTTTGAATATATTTGTAATTATTGTCTTTCAAGTTTTATTATGGATGTGAGGATTTTTGTCTCGCCCAAAAAATAGGAGAATATAAAATGTTTGATGATATTGTGAATAAAAAGAGTGGGCCGGAAAGACATAGCCTCATTATGAAAATTGTATGCCCAAAGTGCGGCTGTGATGATATCTTATTGATAAAAGATAGAGCTTATGGTAAGCCCGCAGCAGATGGGAAGGTATACGATGTTTCAACTCTTGTTTTTTGCTCGAATTGCGACCAAGAGTTTATAGTATTTGTTTCGACTACCCCACTTGAAAATAAGGAAGAGAAAAAATGAAAGTATCATTTACAAAAAGATTTGAGAAAGACGAGGAAACGGGAAAGAGATACCCCATAATGATGGCAAATGTGGAGTTTTCTATGGAAGAACTGGATAAATTGAGAGATGGAGATGACAGATTATCCAGAACGATTTCAAAATCTCTTTTGAGGCTATTCAATGAAATGGAATTTAGCGGTGATGTCACCGAAGATGATGATATAGATATAAACATCCAGAAATAGAGGTAATATGAAAGAGAAGGAAAAACTGGAAACTTGTGTTGATGGGTTCTCCAAGGAAATGAAGGAAAAACTGGTAGAAAAGTATGAAGAGGGGTTTGAAGGTTGGGAGACAATGCCCAGAGATGAAATCCTGATGAGAATACACTATCACGCCGGCCGTCTACTTCTTGGGTACAATGAAGAAGTAGATGTGGCAAATTTCTGTATGTTTTTGTGGAGGCAACACAGGAAATGATTGTTTGTAAGTGTGGCGGAAGAGTAGAAGTAATAAAACTGGAAAGAGATGGAGAAGCCTACATTCCGGTTTACCAATGTAAAAAATGTCGAACCACTCTGAAGGCCACAAAAACGAATATAAAAGAAGAAAAAGAGGAGAAGTAATATGGAACAGGGAAAAAGTCTGGCCCTCTGGGCACTATACTGTTTGATTTTTGTGGCTGTTATTGTCGTTGTCGGATATATCTGGAAGCTATTTTCGTAATGAAACTGATTGTGGAACATAAAGGACAAAAGGTGAGGAAGGAAGTTGATACAGACCTTTCACAGGAGAGGCTTCTGGAAATAATAAGGAATGATGTCTACTGGTCTGTTCAACCTACACCTATCAAGTGGTTGGCCCTCATCACGAAGGATAAAATCCATCTGAAAATGTGGAGTGATAATAATGTTTGAGGATATACTGAATTACTCGTCAGAAAAAGAAATAGTATTTCGTGATTATATTATTGAAGGAGAAATAGTAGACGCAGACCCGAAATATATTTATATTCTGTATCACAACAAGAATGATGGTATAAATTATGTCATAGGATATAACGGTGGTATCGGTTATAATTCATCACCAAAATCCAAGAAGGTTCCGTCCATAAAGCCGGGAGACAAGGTAAATATCGTTATCGAAAGAAAAGAAAACGGACAAGATTGGTTCCAAAATGTTTACAAACGGTGGGAATACTCTTACTGGAAGAGAAGGAAAGAAAAAAATAACCCGATAAAGGAATGGGAAAAAGCCCTTCGAATGATTTATATTGTTACAGTTGAAACTCGATAGGAGAATGTTTATGCCAAGTGTTTATGATGTGATGATGGAGAAAAAGAAAAAATACAATACACTCGATAATACATTTGAAATGTTCCCCGTAGGAACTTCGGTACGAGTAATAACACCTTGCCAGGATTTTCATTTCTTCTATGATGAAACGGGTAAGGTGATAAGTAATAGTGGTAAATATCTGGGCATTATTGTGGAGTTTGATGAACCGAGGCATTTTACAAATGGACACATCCAAAAGTCATTTGGTTTCCAACCGGATGATTTGATCGATTTATCTCTGTCAGACGATTTGTTCAAAATATCATAAAATACGATATTTTTGTCACGAAATCGACCTCTATAACTACTCGTTTTCATTGGATTTTTGACTTGGCCCCGTTCTATGAAAACCCCTATATTTTCCGGTGTTTTATTGATTGGCACAGTAGGAAATACAAACCGCCGAAACCCTTGAGAACCCTATGTTTCAAGGGTTTGTGTTTATACATATACTTGTTTACTTGTCTGCCGAAATATGGTATAATAATACAAATAAAAGTGTGGAGGATATTATGATACTTGACCCCTTGATGCTTCTTGTCACATTTCTTGTTGTCTGGCTTCTCTTTTTGGTTTTTCTCTGTATACGGTGCTGGTGGGTCTACAGGAAATATAGTACCTATGGTACGGCCGCACAGGTTTATTTTATCCAGCTGGCCGAAAAAATAAAATCGGCCGATGATATCAAAAATCTTCCTTCGGAAGAAGAACTCGATTATGTTTTCCAGAAAGTTTTGTGGAGCTTCAACCGGATGCTCTGGAATATCGGGGTATGGAATATGGAACAGATGGTTTACGATGTCGAGAAATATCGGGAAGTGATGGAATGGAAAGATTGGCAGGTAAACTGGCATTATGATGAAAATAACTGACAGAAGGGGTTCGTGGACAATTGTTGAGTGGAAGTGCTGTGGAAATCTGTGGCAATTGATACTCACACCGAAATTTCCCGACAGGGCGAACTGGAACCCTGTGTGCCCAAATTGTGGAAAGACTATAAATGGAAAAAAGATACCTGATAAAAGTAGTTAGCTATTCCGAAAGGGGTGCGTGGTATAAAGACAAGATAGGAGAATCTTTTTTTGTAAGAGATTATGCCTACGCTCCCGATGAATATTTTGTCCTTCTTCACAGTAGTCACGGTTTTCACAAGAAGGATGTAGAGATTATTCTTGAAAGTACCGTAGATGATAAACTGTTTGAGGTATAAAATTGAAAGTCAAAATTATAAAGGCGAAAAAAGAGGCCGCTTGGTATGCCGATAAAATCGGTAATGTCTTTGAGGTGAAAGAAGATCCTACCGATCTTCGTTATTATGTGAGGGCGGACGGTAGTTATGGCTTTATACGAAAAGAAGATGTTATTCTTATAGGGGAGCTCGCGGACAAATTTGTCCTTGACCCCAAATTATTTGAAATATAATAGGAGAGGCTTATGAAAAAGAAAGAAAAGAAAGTAAAATATCCCAATACGATGTATGTGGTGAAAGAAGATGATGGTGAAGGATACTATTTTTTGGCAGATGATGATCCAGATAGTATCGAGGACGGGGAAGTAGCAATTTATCAGCTTGTCGATGTCAAACAGAAGAAAACAACCAGAACTGTATCCTTTCAATAGAAAGTGATTGAAATGAAAACTGTGAAAACTATCAAACAAGTCCTCCTGGCGGGCCATAATCTTGTGAAAGAGGGGTCAATACTGGATGTTTATGATACTCCATACTTCACCAAAGCGGGTGTCAAATACTACGAAATAGTCACATCCGGTAAAAGAAAGTTCATTCTGGCTGAGTTTTGTGTGCCCACGACAAAATACTTTCTTGATGAGAGCCTATTTGAGATATGAAAGGAAAATTACTTATAATTGAAAAGCTCACTCTGGACGGTTATACTTGGAGTATAATTATACGGGATGACCTGTATATAAACAACGATGCTACCTTTCCAACTATAAATCATACCAGACGTAATGCAACACAATGGGCAAAGAAATTTGGTGTCAAGATTGTGAAAGAAGATTGGGCAGTAGATTGAGATATGAGAGTGAAAATTTTTTATCCCGATCTCTGGTATTCTGATTGTATGGGGAAAGTATTCCATGTAAATCCGGAAATCCTGTTTGATAGATCCGGTGAGGGATGGTATGAGGTTCTTTATAGCGAACAGTCATCACACAAGACATCCAGATTTGTCCGGTGTAATGATTGTGTGCCCTATGAAATGTATGATGTCTTTCTGGACAAAGAGTTGTTTGAAATATGAAAACAAAAGAACTTATAAGACAATTGAAAGAAGCAGACCCTTCCGGTAAACTTGAGTGTGTAGTGGGTAATGTAGACATACACTATGTTGACACAGAGCCGGGATATTATGACGGTTGGTATGAAGTCCTTATCAGGGATGAGAGAGAGGACTGTTATAATATAATAGGTGCAAGAGTAACAAGGAAAAAAGATAAAGTCCAGATACACACTCTGCCGATTGAATGGGCGTTGATGAATGACCCTGAAATGCACATCTATATAGACGATGAAGAAGAAAGATATGTGAAAAGATATGAAAAGTTGAGATTTGAGACAAGAAAAATATACGATGATTTACTACATTTCCTTTGTGAAAGGATTGTTGTTTATTCAGATTACAGTAGGGGAAAGTGGAAAGTATCACTCCCGTCCAGACGGTCATTGACATACGGGGTATAAGATGGAAGCAGAAATTATAACATATAATGGAGAGAACGAGAAAGAAGTAGTTGCTTTCTTTGTGAAGCACGGTAAGAGGATTTTCGACAAACACAAGGAAATTTACCTGAAGAAGAAGGAAGAAGAAGAGAAAAGGAAAGAAGAAATAAGAAAAAAAGCTGAAGAGGAAATGGAGAAAATCCGGGCCACATTTTCTGAAACCCCAAGTGGGTATCTGTTTATGGGAACATCGTCTACCGCCGGCTCCATAGAGTTTTCCGGTACACCGGGCCGTTCACCGTATGAGGGTGATTTCTGTTATTCCTATTATGTTCAAGAAGAGGTTATACAACCAAAAAATGATTGGAGAATATGGAGAAAGGATTGGAAACCCCCGCAGGAGATAAGGAGAAAATATCTCCGTATTGATTTTTACTATGGTGGCTACACCCTGTTTGAGGGTGACAGCCTCCGGGCAGATGAAAATTGTATTTACAAATCAACGATGCCAGATAAGAATATGACCTACAGCAGGGGGCCGGGATGAAAAAGAATGAGAAAGTGAAATCAATAGAAGAAAGATGTAGTTGTAAAAAGTTCAAGAAATGGATAAAGATTGAGAATGACGCATGGATATTTTTATCTACTCACGATATATGGTATCCCGATGACGGCCCGATAGCCAAATATTGTCCGTTTTGTGGAAAGAAATTGAAGGATCAAATATGAAAGTAAGAGAATTGGTGGAAGCTTTATCAAAATGTGACCAAGAATGTGAGATTTTCATTTCTGACTATCCCCATTCTGATGTGAGAATAAGTTACAAAATTTACAGTATAGTTGAAAGGAAATCTGTTTATTCTACTGCTTCATCTATACCAAAAAGTCTGGATATCTGGATAAAAAAAGGAGAATAATATGAATATGAATGAATTTGCAAAAAACATTACATTACTTGAGGGGAAAAAGGTACAAGTCTCCATCGCTCAAGTGAAGGAAATTATCAAACTGACCCTCAAGGCTCTTGCTTTACTGGAACCAAAAGAAGTCGAGAAAATACTGAAGAAATACAGAAATAAGAAATAATGAAAACACTTCTGAAAAGAGTATGGGCCTTTATTGACCCCGACAGGATAGAGATGTACTCTATGCCCGGTGATGGCGCTCATTTCAAGACCAAAAAGGATGCCTTCCGGTTTTTCCTGTTTACATTGTGTCTCATATTCCCTATGGGATTGCTGTTATTGTTTTGTTATTTTCTGATAAAGAGGTTTTCCTGAATGAAAAAGATTGTGTTGTTGATTGTCGTGTTGTTTTTGTGTTCCTGTGGCGATAGTGCGCCAGACCTGAAGCCCCAATACAAAGTGGGCGATATTGTCTGTATAAAAATAGACAATAGAAAAGGATTGGTGATGACAGCATCCTGTAGCAGTAAAGAGTGTTGGTATAAACTCAAATATGTGAGAACTCACGAAAACACGGAAAAATATGATACTGACCTATTTTATGATTACGAGTTGAAAGAGTGTGAAAAGTAATGCAGACATTTCTTCCATACAAGAGTTTCAAGAAATCTGCCCGTGTCCTTGACTACAAGAGGCTCGGTAAACAGAGGCTTGAGGCCAAAATCATCATTGACATAATAGAGGGTAGGGGTAAAGGTGGATGGAAACATCATCCGGCCGTATTGATGTGGATGGATTATCCCGATGCCCTCAAGGCATATTACAATGTAATGGTGAAAGAGTGGGTGCACAGAGGCTACAACAATACGATGCCCCTGTATAAAGTGGACACGAAAAAAGTCAGGTGGCCGATATGGTTGGGGCGAAAGGATTTCCATCATTCACATCAGGTCAACCTTCAATGGAAACATCCTCACCATTACGGTGAATACTGGAACCACAAGAAATATGTGCCCTATGTGTGGCCTGTAAGAATAAAAACTATAAAGGTGGTAGAACGATGAAACTGTTTTTTGTGACATTGGCTGCTATTATACCTTCGTCCATCTGTATTGGTGGTGCTGTGTATATGGCTGTAAATGGTATATCAGGATGGGGATGGTTTCTTTTTGTGGGCATCCTTCTTTTGGGTGTACTCGAATATAGATATACGGAGAAATAAGATGATAACGGAACCGAAAATACCGGAAACAAATAATGTGATTGAATGGATAGTTTGGTATTTCAAGTGGCTCACCTATGTTATCCTGATGATGACTGTTTTACTTGCTTTATGTTTTCTGACGGTGATAGTTCCGGGCTTCGTACTTGGTACTCTGATAGGATTACCGTTGAGATGGTTGATGTATGGATAAGATAAAAGAATGGTTTATAGAGATTCTTGCTCTTCTTCTTTTTCCTCTTCTGCCCCTTATGATTTTAATCGGGTTGGATATGGAAGAAGATGATGAGGACGATGTATAATTTATAGACGGAGAATAAAATGAAAATAACTTTGAGAGACTTATATGTATTACTTGACTGTGCAAAATTTGTTTTGAGAATACACGGTGAAAACTTGGGGGGATACAGCAGGGATGACATCAAGAAAACCGTCGAAAAAATCATAAATGATATGGACATTATCAACTTGGAGATAAAAAATGAATAAGAAATGTATGGGCTGTGGAATAGACTTGGGTGGAACAGGGGATACGGGTGATTTGTGTGTTTCCTGTAAACCCCTCCGAGCATTTGTCACCCGTGTAGAGTTTGACAAAGTGAAACACGAAAGGGATTATCTACAGGAACAGCTCGATAAAATACTGAAGGAGAGAATTACCTTACCGCCAATACTGAGATTTTCCTGTCAGGGATGTTCATTGATTAAAGAAAATATCGTTTTACAGGAGAAACTTGAGACATTACAACGAAATAGTATCAAGCTCACAAAAATAAGGTACGGTTACTCTTGGTGTATAGAGGCGAGCCCCGTGGACTACGAGGGATTTACCAACTATGTAAAAGAAATCCTTGATGAGAAAGATAAGGAGAACGAAAATGTATAAGAGAAAGGGAACAAAAGGAAGAAAACCCCCGATGAATGTACCACTTTGTCAGAAAAGCCATTCATCCGGTATGGAGATTGTGAAACTTCACAGATACAGGAAACCCCTATTGAAGGGATACCAATGTTGTATAGACGAGTATCTGAAAATAGAGGAAAAAGACAGGAAACTGGCGGACAAGATAAGATTGTATGGTGGGGAAGTGAAGAGATGAGAAGGTACAGGGCCACGGTATCCGAATACTGTTCCGGTTACTTCAAGGATTTCTGGTTTTTGAAAAACGCTAAGAACTGGGCGAAATCTCACGCTGGTAATAATCTTACGGTTGAGATCGAGGACAGATGGAAAAAGAAAAAACTCATCATCAGGAATTGGTATCCAATTTCCCGAATTTCGGCAATAGGAACATCCATAAGAATATCCTTACCAAAAGTCAAGCCGCCGGACAATTATGATGGAGAATGGAAATGAGTGACCCGAAGTACAAACACATAGGACACATAGAGGACAAACTGGTTGAGGAGTTATCCGAATTGATAAAGGCGATAATGAAGGCCAGAAGGTTCGGATATTTTGACTATCATCCAAATACACCCGATATTTCCAATCTACAGAAAATAATGATGGAGATAGAGGATGTGACGGACAGGATGGAAGAGTATTGGGATTTTCTCTTGGAGAAATACAATGGTGAAAACGAACAAAAGGGTGTCAAAGGTCAGGATAATAATCGTGACACACGAAAGACAAAAGGTAATCTCATTGAGATTTTCCCCAAGAGAACCACATAAAAAAATACTGAAAGAAGTGGAAACGACATAGTGGAAAACTTTTTTGATGTAAGATATCTGAAGATTGAGTGGATTGGTAACCTGAAATTTTATATTTCAGAACAGTCTCACCGTGAGGCGTATTTCGGTCACGGTAATAAGGGGGAGTTCTTTCTCTCATCCAACAAGGTATTGTTGTATTCTGCCGCCTTTCCAGAAATATACAGGGATGAGGAAACGGACTTTGGAAGATTGGATCTGGTTCTGGCCTGCCGGGGAAGTGACGAGAGGGCCGACCTCAATATCCTGAAACTCCATTCAGAGAAGGAAAAACAGGATTTACTCCAGGCGGTAAAGGAGTACAATATGAACGGAATGTCATTGGACGAAAAATTGTTCGAAATTCCATAAATATTGTATAGAAACCAATCAGGGGGATCCAACGATATGAAAATGAAAAAATACCTTTCGGAAGGGAAAATAGACTACAAGGGTGACGCATTGAAGGATTTACCCTTTTTCCGTTCCCTTACCCACGACGAGAAGGTAATAATGATTTTCGCGATAAAGAAAATGGGTGATTATGCCGGTGTCTATCCCGATATGGACACACTACCCTATTTCAACGCGGATTTCGTCCTGTCCTGTGTACTTGGCTCCAGAAGGTATCTGAACCCCTCTGGACAGGAGATTGTAGGAAGCCTCATAGACAAATTCGAAGCGGAGGGCATCGTATAATGAAACTCAAACAGTACATAAAAGAGTGGGGGGAGAAAATAATACAGGATCCCTCTGTCAGCGATTTTCTCAAAGTTACAGACAATATAACATGGGGTGACGCTCTGGCCCAAGCCGTCAAGGAACTCGGCGGTGTCAAGGAAGTCCTCTACCTTGAATATAGTGACGATATGCAGGGTATGATGGATGTTGACCTCGTATTGAGAAACGGAAAAGTCTTTTCATACAAGTATTATTTCGGTACTTGTTCGGCGTGTGATATGTGGCAGGACAAATTTGGCGATATGGAATACGATGACCAAGTAAAAGCCGTGACCAAAGCGATGAAAGGCGAGGCTACCATATTCAACAATCTCTCGGACTATAGTAAATGGATACTCATGCTCAAGGGCGGCAGACAAGGCGCCCGAAAGGTGAGCTGGGAATAATTCCCAAGAAAAGGTAAACTGTATGGTGAACAAATATATAAGATTGAAATGGTTGACAGACTACTCTTTCGTCATTGAACACCAGACAAAGAGGGGAATAAAATTCGGTAAAAAAGATGATTTTTTTCCTTCTTCGAATGGTGTTCTTCTTTATTCTGCCATATTTCCCGCCATCTACAGGAACAAAGAAACATATTTCGGTTTTTCACCTCTCTGTTTCGCGACTTGGGGAGATGACAAGACACAGGACAATACCGTATTGAAATTGAAGGATGACAAGGAAAAGAGAATGTTGACGGATGCTATTGACGAATACAACTGGACATTCTGCCCATCAAAATTTATACTGGATGAAAGGCTTTTCAAGGTGTGATGTTATGAAATACTACGGAATAAAAACCCCCGAAAACTACATATGGTGGATTACGGATAGTGAACACAATTCGTGGTTCGCCTTTTTTACCTGGCAGAACAAGGACGGACAATACAATCCCCACAGGGCCCCCCTCTATACAGCCATAGAAGCCTACAAGTCCATAGGGTACAGATGTGTGGAACTGGAAGTGAGGGAGAAAACAGAATGAAACCCTTCATACTGTATGACGAGAACACGGATATTACGCATGTAACTATGGTCATTTCAGGCCCCTTCGACATAGACGATGACGAGGAAACGATAAGATTTTTCGATGAGAACATCAACGGCTCCGCAAGGATGATGGCCATTGAAACCGTGTACGGTGTCCACGACATAAGCTACGATGACGGTGATTTCTACGGGTATTCGTCCTACGAAGTGAAAGAATGGGGCAAACTGAAAAGAGAATGGAGAAAATGGTTCAAGGAGATGGGATTTGAAACAGGTAAATGGAGAAAATACAAAGAATATGAAATGTGTTATGATGTGTGCCCTGTGTGGCGGAAACCACAAAGACATAGACTGCCCGATAATAGGAAAAATAGCAAAAAATCTGAAAGATGACATTGACAGGAAGATTATAGATGAACTGGCACGAAGCGGTAAGGAAAAGTCCACACCACATTGCGATATTGAAATATGAAAAGGAATTTATAATAAGGACATTTCACCTTTACGGTAACGTCAATGTACTGGACGGCCACATAAGATATTCATCGAAACCCCATTGTACGGTGCAGATAAGGGCAGGTGAACACCTTCTTGAAGAAAGGGAAGCGGAACCCGAAGAGTGGCAAGGGTTCGACAGATGGGTGCCCTATATGGGAGAATTTCACACAAAAAACAACTTCTACCTACCGGAAGAACTCTTTATAGTGGAGTGAGAGAAATGCCAATAGAATTGAACGGTGAAAAATACAGGATATATTCAAACGGTGTGAAATACAGATTACAGAAGTACAGGAAAGACTGTCTCATAAGGGGATGGACTGACTTGGACTTACCCGACGATTTTCTCCCGATAAACGATTTCAATTCCTATCAGAAAGCGATGAACGCACTCTCCGAGTATCTCCATCAGGAATCGGGGAGACACGAATGGAAGGATGTAACCGCGCCCACCGAAACTGTAATAGAATAACAGGGTGCCCCTACGACGGTACACACACATATGCTCTGGAAAGAAGCCACAGAAAAAAGCCCCCACAATATAGCCATAATGTCCTATTCCGTACAGGATATCAAAAAGACATTTTTCCTCTACTGGGCACCAAACTCCAATGAGAAACCCCTCTGTATGGTCAGGATAAGGATAAACGGTAAGATACTGGGAGAACCACGGGAAGCCCGAGAAGAAGAGTGGGAAGGGTACTGCAACTGGAAACCCTATTACCCATTCGAATCGGGATATGTTTTATCGACAAGTCTACCGGACGAACTGTTTACAATAGAATAATACACATTTTCCATAAATACAATAAAACACACAAACAGGGGGAAAACAATGAAAATAAAGAGATACCTTACAGAAAGCAAGAATATCTGCAAATCGGGAACCATACTGATGATAGATGTGGGGGAATACTCCGACTATTCCGTAATGGGTCTTTTCAAGGTTATAAAGTCCTTTGACCCCCTTGAAGAAAAAGAGAAATTTCTGGAAGAAAACCCCGACAACAAGGGAAGATATAATTTCAACGATGACAAGTATATAGGATATCTCGTAAGAAAACAGTATATAAAGGACATAGCCTACAGTAGCCTGTATATGGGAAGTGGAGCAACGGGTAACATCCAGTTCTACCCATTTGAGAAATAAAGCCAGGCACCAAGGGCCGGGGTATAATATAATCCCCGGCCACACACACGGCGCCCCACGACAATTTTTCCATCCTTCAAGTAACACACAAGAATATTTCACAAGTAGAAAACCACTCTGGCACAATACTATTCCGGTAGAATACCCTCAAGAGACTTTTCGAACAGAATGTTATTGTGTCTCATATAATAATCATTTCTCTTTTTGTGTCTCATATATCGGAAAAAGTGAGACACAAGACCGTCAAATATTTGACACTATGACAATATTTTGACACTTTGGGTTTCCGGTGGTTTTTGACCCGAAAAAAAGTGAAAATATTTTACAAGTACCTGAAATCATTGACATATATTTTTATGTGACACCAAAATAATTCTTGACATTATAGTCGTAATATGGTAGAATTATTACAGAAAATCAAGAAAGGACATACGATGATAAGAGGTATCAAGCCTACCCCCACTACCACGAAGTTCGGTAAAGAACTTGTCTACAATTTCAACACCAATTCAAAACTGGAAATCCAGACTACCGTGAAACGCCCCTTTGGTGGTGTCCGCAAGAACTGGATGACCGTTTCTCCCAACGTGTTTCGTTCCTACCACGGCAAACGTAAGGTAGACGGTATCACCTTCAAGGGTCTTGTCTATTACTGGTTGTCCAACCAGCTGTACCGTTCGCCCTCTACGAAGTCGGTTGTCAACGGTTTCAGGATCACCATTATCCGTAAGCCCCACAACAACAAGCCTGTTCACCTGACTGTGAAACCCGCCAATTGGAGAATTGGATAATATGACAAAGAGAAATCTTCTCAAGAGGGAAGTCGAGGCGTTCAAGAACGAACTGGAAAAAATCACCGAAGCCTACCACGATGACGAATGGCGGAAGGTCGGTTATACTGGTGAGGATGCCTTTTACGCCGCGACATACCGTGCCGAGTTGTTTTTTGCCCGTATCAAGGAGCTCATATAATGTATCAACTTTTGGAAAGAATCGAAAGAACAAGAAACATCATCTACAACAACGGTGACCTTCCCTGTATGGCCATTGTTCATTGTCTTGAGGACTACAGCCAGAAATTGAACGATGCCGGTTATTTGAGAGAAGCCAAGGCCTGTAAGTCTGTGGCTTCTTTACTTTATAACTTTCCGGTTTACAAGTTTGACCAGATTTACCCTGAAAGTATAAGGTACGGGGCGGTTATCATTCTTGACCGTATACTGGACGATTTGAGGAGCTAATGATACAACTGATAATCACTTTCGTTGTCGCCATCGTTATTGAATATTCAATCTTTTATATGGTAATCATCGGTACAAGGAGATAAACAATGCCCAGAGGAAGAAAAAGTACAGAGGCTTCAAGAGCCCGGTTAGCCCAGAGAATACAGACTGATACCGATATCATCGAGGCCATCAAGAAAGGTCTTGAGTGGGGGTCGAGATGGGAAAAGCCTTATGACAGAGCCGTTTCCATATGGTCATCCCTCAATTCGGAAGGATTTCAAATCAATCGTAAAAGAAAGGTGAAAATATAATGGCACGAAAAGTCAACCCCGATAGTAAACGGTCATTGAGACTTCACAAACAGGTCAGCCACTACTGTAATCAGATCGACATCGTGGCGAAAGCCTTGGCAGACAGACCTCACAAGTCGAACACCATCAAGGCCATCAACGCCATCGGCGACTTGAAGGTGAATGGTTATATGATTATCCCCAACCCCAAAGCCAAAAGAAAGGCGGTCATTAAATAATGACATTCTACGTTGTGACAGAGATTTTCGGAAAACGGTTTATGTACGGCCCCTACACCAAGGAAATGGCCTTCTTCTACGCCAACCTTATGGGTGGCTTTGTCTACCAGACTGTGAGGACGAAGTAATATGTTGAAACTCAAGAAAGACCTGAAATTGAAAAACGGTAGGATCTACTATGTAGGTACTCCGATTGAAAAAATCGAGTTCCGCCCTGAGGACTGTAGAAGGGTCACCTATGTGACCATTATGGGTGAGACTTGGAGAATATCAACCGCCCATATGTTTGTCTATGTACCGGGCTTTACCAAGCCGCCGAAGCTCAATACTATCGGTAGGTGGGAGTATGACGGTATCGCCAGGACGGTCACCGGAAAGAAAACCGAGCCGGATGGACACGGCCCGGATGGTTCACCTTCGTGGTTACTGGTATTGGGTATCATATAAGGAGAGAAAATATGAATACAGTCTGTGACAACTGCAAATACCAAAAAACAGACGGAAGATGTAAAAAGCCGAAAAGAGCGTGGGATTTGTGTGGAAAAGGAAAATCGTGTTTTGTGACAGATAAACAGAAAGACAAATTGGTCAAGGAGTAAAAAATGACACGAAAACAGTTCGAATCCCTGAAAACCGTTGTCAAACGGTCAATTGAGATATCAGAGAAAAATATGAAGGGAACTACCGCCTCCGTAGTGACCCCTCTTTGTGCAGTGGATGACCCCGAAATGAAGAGGATGTTGTGGTTCCAGTATTTTTGGGGTGAGAGGGATGCGATGCAGAGGATTTTATCCGTTATAGAGGATATCGAAAATGAACAATAAGATGGACGATATTTTCGTTGGTTCAGAAAAGGATAAAGCAGACCTTTTGAAACGACTTCAAGAGGAAATAAGGAAAATTGAGGAAAAGGAAAATGAATAAACTTTCTTATTTTTTGAGGATTGACAATCTGGCGAACTATATCGCCAAAAACCTTTCTTTACCGTACCTTGATGAGGACAAACAACCTATATTGGTTGTCAATTCGTCCGAAGTCGAAAGGGCCGCCTCAGAGTGGGGGTTCCACGATGACGATATGCTTGACATCTTTCAGGCTGTAGAGGAAAAGGTTCTCATCAACTACAAGGAGTAAAAAATGTCGAATAAATCACCTGAAATGGAGAGTTTTCTCAACTCTTTATCAAAACACCTATACGGTAGGGGCCGTACTGGTCACGGTTGTGTGAATTGCGGTTCCTACAAGGTCAATGTAGAGGACTTCCGTGACGCCCTCTCCTATACGGAGTTCGGTATTTCCCATCTCTGCCAGGAGTGCCAGGACAAAACCTTTAAAACCCTCAAAACGAGAAAGAGGTAATATGCCAAGGATAAGAAAGATAACATCAAAAAATGTTGTTTTCGCCCAGAACTTTGGTACGCCCAAGGCCACGAAAAATTATTTCAGAAAACACTATTCCAAGGGTGCCACTATAGTGGGGCCGGGAACGTGGAAACTGAAAAACGGTCACTATGTCCATCTGTGGCTTTTCGGTCTTGAGGAAGTCAAATCGGTAAAGAACGACGTTTGGTACATTTTGAGGAAAAAATAATGGACGATTATATTCATCTTTATATGGTGTACTACAAGAAGGACACCGATTTTTCCCCTGACCACGACCTGACTTTCGAGAAGGTCACAAAAGGGGGAAAATATGTGTTTGTAATGACCCAATTGGCGAAGAGCCTTGAAGAGGTCTTTACTCAAATGCAAGGTGAGAGGTGGAGCCCCAATGGCGAGGCCAGAGACTATATCCAATCCCTTGACCTTGACCATACATCAATGTCTACAGGGGATGTAATACTGGACGTTTACACAAACAGGATGTACCAATGTGACAATATCGGATGGAAAGAAGTATATAGAACCCAATAATAACAACACTTTACAAGGAGATTTAAAAAATGTCAAAAAAGACCAAAATGACGGGTAAGGAAATCCAGAAGCAGGTGGCGAAGGCCAAGAAAACCCCCCCTAGCACTAGCGCTACAGGGTTATTCAAGTTCTACAAGGACACCAAGAGGTTCCACGCCTACAATGTGAGTGGTAGTCACGGTATTACGGGTGTCATCTATACCCCAAGGGGTGAGGATGTTCCTGATACCATTACTCTCAAGTTCGAAAAGAAGAGCTAAGAGAGGACTTAGCACCCCATAGGTGGGGGATATACTACACAGTACCCCCCACCTATGTCAAATCCTTGACACACAAGGGTTTCAGAGGTATTGACACAAACACAAAAATGTGATAAAATATACAAAATGATGGAAAAATGGTACATTTTGTCAATTTTTTGTCATTTTTGTGTTATTTTCACACACATACACAAATTGTCGAAAAAATAATTACCCCTTACTCCAAAAAAGGGGTAAAATGAGGATCTGTGTTTAGAAATGCACAAGCTTTTTGACAAGGGTAGTTTACGCAATAAAAAATTTTGGCGCTGGGCCAAAAATAAAGGGTAGATAATGCCTTTTGGAAAGGAAAACAGAATGAAAAAAGTAAAGATTACATTGGCGGACTTGAGGGAGTTGCGTCTGCCACAGACGCGATTCGAAGTGAAAGAGCTTGTCAACACCGTGGAGTTTGAGATTGGTCAGGGATTGACCCTTGATGAGGTCAACGACCTTCTGCAGAACAGGCGGGATGTTGAAGTCAGGATTGTAAAGTACAGGAGATAACCGTGAAAAACTACTTAGCAGAACCGTCTTTCTGTCCGTTCTGCGGTAACTGGTATGTCGAACAGACCGTACCATCTTATCCTTATAATGATATCGCTGAAACGGAAATCAGGCGTATCTGCAGATGTGACAAGTGTGGAAGGAAATGGTTCGATATCTATAAACTTGACCGTGTACTGGAAGAAGTGGAGTAGAAATATGTTGACAGAAGCGAATGTGACCTACACTTTCAATGAGGAAGTGGCCGAGCAGTATAATATGTATGGACTGTTCTATACCCGCCACTTTGAGGGCCGTTCCCACAGGGTAACGGAAGAAATGCCTATCTATATTCTGGCTGACAGTATTTCCAGAGCGAAGTCTGGTCTGCTGGAGCTCTGCAACCTTTGGAACAAGCGCTCGAGAGAGTGGAAGTTTACGGTGTAGGGGAGATAATACTATGTGGAAAGACTTCAAGAACGGATTTACAAATGTTGTCAATTTTGAGTTTATCGGTTTCCTCGCGGGTCTGTCTGTTCTGGCGATAGGTTTTATGCTGGGTATCTACATTATATGGCTTATCCTGAATATACAGAGTGTGTCGTAAAACGAAGGGCACAATAGTAGAATAATGATATGGGTGGCGGTGGGTCTGAAAGGAAGATATATGAACTATTATGATTTGTTGGAACACTTCGGTCACAAGATTGAGGTGGTTGTATACGGTGACCCGACTAAGCCGGTAAATGTGTCGGTCGAGTGTGAAACCTGCGGTCAGGTGTTGTTCGACTTTGACAGGCCGGATGAAGATGAGGGGAAGTAGATGAGTGAAAAACTTGAATGGAAGCTGGACAAGCTCCGCCTTTACGCAATCTCTGCAAGGATGATCCTTGAGGATGAGAAGTATAATTTCACCAATAAACAGAAAATTGAGCTTGCCCTTGTCTGGTTGAATCGAATTGAAGAGGAAAAGTAAAATGAAAACACTTACTGGTCTTTTGGTTACCTTCATCGGTGGTGTGACAATCGGTGCTCACCCGGCAATCGGGTTGGCATTAGCCCTGATTGGTCTTTACATCATTTTACACAGAGGATAAAATATGGAACACGAAAGAATGAGATTTGAGACATTGACAATCCCTCAATTGAGAACACGGTTGAACAGGATTACAGACCGCGAGAAATTGAGAAGGTTCATTCGTATGGCAGAGGAATTTGCGACGGGGATGGAAAATATGGGAAGGACACACAGGGCGCAGGAATACAGGGATTTGGGTATCGAAGCGTACCAGAAACTTTATGGGGCAGATCCCCCACCAGCACGGCTGGCTCGGGAGACAAAATTGGACACATTTGATGACGATTATCTGAAAAGGATAGGTGCAAAATGAGAAAATCAAACACATACGAGACAACGGTGACTTGCCCTTATTGTGGAGCGGTCAAGACAATGGTATTCCCTTTTCCTTCAAGGAAAGACCTCTTGAGGGGTAAGTGGACGGCCTGGGCGAGAACTTCCGATGAGCTTCACAAACACTTCAAGGAATGTGAAATGTACAAGAGACATTTCGGGATAGGTGAATATGCGGACAAAAAATAAAATCTGTACAGATGAAAGATTATTCTTGGGTAAAGTTCGGAATGATATGATTGTCGCAACGGATGACCTTATTTTCTCTCCCGTTACAAGACGGGGAACAGTCAAATGCCCGAAGTGCCATAGGTGGCTGCCCGTAATTGTCAGGGAATTTGAGGAAGATATTTACGAACTTTATCTACCGCCACACAGAGAAGAGAAATTGATATAAAAGGAGAAAAATTATGTTGTTATTTGAAGTCATTGGTATTTCCGTTATTGTTGTGTTGTGCTACCTTGGAATTATCTATATCTTGGAGCATTTGAGATGAAAAAAGTCTACATCATTGTCAGGAAATTGATCCATCCGGAAACGGGAGATATTATCACCTTCAAACTGGAAAGCCCCGTATATCTCAATGAAACCACGGCGACGGAAGAAGCCGGGAAATTGAGGGATCATATAATGAGGGTGACAACTGTCAGACCATTGATATACAATGTTTCCTTTGAAATATTGGAACTTGATTTACAGGAGTGATAAAATGATACAACTGAAAATTACCCTTACGGGCAAATCCTTCAAGAAGAACGATAAGTACGAGACTTTCGCGACGGAGACAATTAATTTCCTTTCTTTGAGGGATGCAAAAGATTTCCTCAAGGCGAAGTATGGTAATGTCAAGAGAGTTCCGATGTACAGGGATATTACTGGCGCAAAACCCACGAAAGAAAAACCGAATTGGTGCTCGAAGGTAGGATATATCTACTGTTTCCGAAATGCTGATTACTCCCATTCCCCTATCGAAGTCTGGTTACAGCAGGATTGGGTTGAGTTCTACGAATTACAGCCGATGGAGTTGAGATAATGGACGATGAAACGAAGGAAAGATTGGAAGTTCTCTGTAAGTCTCTCGCGAGACAGAAAACCGAGGAACTTCTCGACAAGAAGATAAGAGACTTGATAAAATCTGAAATAAAGAGAGGTCAAATAAAATGATAAAGAAAATCTGGTGTATTCTCTTTCACGGGAAGAATAAGAAATGGATGCAGGGAGTTCTCACATTCAACGGTGACGAGGATGTGGGTTACCCTGTAATTGATATCATAGTGGAAATCTGTGAGATATGTGGAACGGTGTCTTGGCGTTCAGAGAAGGTCGCCGACATAATCAGAGACAAAGATGTGTGGAGAGTGCCCGATGAAGCCTTCAAAGAAAGAGATTAAAAAGATGAAAGAGGATAGGGTGAGGGAAATCGAGAGGATGAGGCATTTCCGCAAGAAGAACTTCAAGGTCTGGACAAAACAGGAGCCATATTTCCGCTATAAGGACGAGTACGGCCTTTACATTACTCATAACGGATATCAGACAACCCGCATTTCTGTCTTACCGGAAGAGGTTGACCGGATCGTCCGTGCCCTGAAAGAAATCAAAAAGAAATAGGAGAACGATATGGACTTTTTACAATGGTGGTTTGACAAACATTATATATTAGCAACAATTTTTACGCCGGGATTTTCCTTCTTATGGGCAATCTGTTATGATTTGGTGGCCCGCGCTTTGTGGTCATTTATTGTCATTTTGATCTATTTATTTCTTCACCTTACCAGTAGGAGATAAAATATGGTAAAACAGATTATCATCAGATATTGTAATGATTGTCCGTACTTTATCAATAATAGTGGTGTTTCTCATTACTTGACAGATTTTTGTGGTTATAAACTGGAAATGAAACCTATTGAGAAGGGTAAAAAGAAAAGGACAATTCCATCTTGGTGTCCGCTGAAAGATTATAAGAAAGGAAAGTAAGATGATGATGATACGGTTTATTTTGTTGTTGTTGTTTCTTCATTGGGTGACGGATTTTTTTCTTCAATCCGATGCAATGGCTCTACAGAAATCGGAGAATAACAAAGTTCTTGGAAAACATTGTCTTATATATAGTTTTCCTCTTTCTTTACTGTTTTTGTTTTGGGGTTTGGAAACGGCCGGCATTGCCTTTGGTGCTCTTTTTATTTCACACTTCGCAATTGACTATGTGACGGCAAGATTGAACAAGAAGTTCTGGTTGAACAATAAACGACACGAATTTTTCGTGATGATAGGATTTGACCAGTTTCTCCACTATATGGTTTTGTTGTTACTGGTACTTTATTTATGGAAATAGACAATAGAGACATTGGAGCATTGATTACAATGGGAATAGCCGTCGGAATAACCGTCGCTCTTTTTCTTTACAAGATTTTGTAATGAATAATTTTTATCAAAGATACATAAGTGAATGTCGAAGGATGGAAAACATTCTGAAAGATGTTACCGCAGATTTGTGCCCATCCTGTGATGTTTTATTCCACGATGCCGATGCTATGGGGTGTTGTGGATATTGTGGGCAAATGGATGCCTATCGTGAGCTTTCAGGAAAATGGTTATCCGATAATCTTTTTTTGAAATTGAAAGAAAGATATAATTGGAATGAGAGATATGGTTTTCTCGATTTGAACAGGGGATGTAAACTTCCCCGTATATATCGTGCCGATATTTGCCTTACATTTATGTGTGGGGAATTGAGGAAGAGGCTTTCAATTACGGAACAGAAGATGCTCGACAATCTCATTTCCAGAATATTATATGATAGATATAGTGACCCCGATAACAATATGATGGAAATACTTGACAGGAAATTTGTATGAAAGAGAAAAGGAAACTCTTGATAGAAGTGGAAGCCTGGACACTTGATAATAATCGTAACATTGTGCGTATTATCGAGCAGTCTCATAGAAATGAAAGATTTGTTCCGATGAAATCTGGTACAGGCTTACGCCCCGGCAGCTCCTTTTTATCAAGTAACGGGGTGAAATTGAAATCTGCTGGATGCCCTGAATGGAGAGAGGAAAGTAAAACTCTTTTTGTCAGAGGTTCACGGCAAGATTACGATACCATAGGTGTTGAAGTATCTCGCGACGATTTGAAACAGATACTTTTTGCCATCAAAGAATATAATATGATGTTCGGTGATAAAATCGAAATCCCTGATTTTATTCCAGAATGGGATAGGTTGTTTTTCATCGAATAATTATTGACCGAAACTTTGTTTTATGATATAATATTGCTTGGAGTTGAATATGGCTTTCGTTTGTAAATTATCATCTGAAGGAATATGTATACACACCAATTGCCCTCATTACAATGAGCACGGAAGAATGTATATAGAGGGGCGAAACGGAGAGCTTGTCGAGGGGCAATATTGCAGTAGGAAAAAATATTGGTGTTATATAGTGGGGAGATTTACCAAGTGTAATCTGGTAAAAACCGATGAGAAAAATTATTTGGAGCGACTTGGTATATCAACTTCTGGTCGCGGCAGAGGTGGTGGTAGACCGTGGTAAGAATAAACAGGAAAAGAAGATTGGCAAGAAAAGTCATTTGTAAATATCACGAAATTTGTGATAGGAGAAATTGTTATCATATCTATCCCCACGATAGATCAAACAAATGTGATTTGACAAGTTGCGGTGTCTGTGTAATATACAGGGAACCCGATGCAACCAAAAATTATCTTGAGAGGCTCGGTGTTGAATAATGCCAGAAGCCTGGTTTATATGTGAAAATGCCCGGAAATGTGGAATAAACTGTTATCACAGTAAGCCACATCTTTGGGATAGTATTCTTTGTGGTAAAAAGTGCCCACATCTCAAAAATTCAAAATGTATTCCAGTAGGAGAAAGATGTATGACGAATTATTATAACGATGATGATAGAGATAAGTTTCTTGTGGAAGCAATGGACGAGGAGTATATTGACAGGGATGGTAAGTCCATCGTGGAAATTGTTGCCACGCTTTATGAGCAGGACTTTGACACTTGGGATGGTTTTGGTCATCTTCTCAATTGGGCAAAAGACGAAGATTGGTGGGAAGAGTTTATCGGGGAGTATGGTGTGGTCATTTGCAAGGATGAAAATGCTCAACCGGAACACTACTTACCAGTTGATTTGATGGTTCCTGATAAATTTGCGGACGCTGTTATGGATTTCTTACAGGAGATGGAAGATACTGAGGAAGATGATAAACAGCCGGATGAAGATGCCTGGAAAACAACTCAATAGAAAGGAAACAATAAATGGATAAGATCAGAGAAAATTCTGAACGGATTATCGAGGCCCTCAATAAGATTAGCGAAGAATATCCTGAAGAGAGATATCTCAAAAGTATAATCTTCACGGCTCTCGCATCCTACAATATTGGTGATTTGACGAATTTTCACGATATCACAAGTGTGTATATGCTTTGGCTCAAAAGAAAAATCGAGAGTGTAGAGCAGAAAGTGGATAAGAGGAAATTGAACTGATGAAAAGCAAAAATAGCTGGAGAAATTTTCAAAATCATTGTGATATGAAGATTGACCGGAAGAGGGGGATGCGAAACAGGATGAGAAATCTGGAAAAGGAAGAACTCTTGTCTCTGCTCGACAAACATCTCCCTCTTTATTACAACAATTTCAAGCATCTCTCAAAAGGAGATTTGATAAACTTACTTTGTGAGGAATAAAATGAACCAATTCAAACCAAATTATACACTTCAGGATTTGATTGCCCGCCTGGAAAACCGCAAGTGGTATGAGAAGTTATACTACAGAACCTATGGTATTATCCATAGGCTCCCACAGAATACCCGCCATTTTTTCAGATGTATCAAATCTTATTTCATTCGTGGCAAGAGAGGATGGGCGCCAATGGACACTTGGAGCCTCGATTTCTATCTTGCAAAAACCATCAGGGATAGTGTCTTGTATCTGAAGGACACAACTTGTGGTTATCCATCAGACCTTCAATCTATGGACGAATGGAAAGAAATCCTTGGCAAGATCGCGTGGACATTTGATCTTATTATCAAGATTATAGATCTTGATATCTACTATTTCGAAGCAGACGGCTTCGAATCCGAGGAAAGATACGAGAAAGCAAAAGAGGCGGTTAATTCATCTTGCCGTGGTCGTGTAGCCACAGAAGAAGAAATACAGAAATACAAGGAAGGGTTTGCTCTCTTCCAAAAATACTTTATGTCACTATGGAGCTAAACTATGAGAAAAATTATCTGGACAATGGTTACGGTTTTGGTGATGTTCTTGGTCTTTCACGCTTATGCAAATGCACAGGAACATATCCCACAATGGGAGTTAATCGGTAAAAGTGATAAGGGTGAATTGGTATATGTGGATATAAAATCCGCGGTAACTCAAAAAGAACCGAAATATTCCTGTGCCTGGTTTAAATTCGCGGGAGAAAACGGTGATGTTTTAATTCGATTTTATTCCACTTTCGAAACGAAGGCCGTTTGTTATGATCAGGTCATAATAGGGAATAAGGTGTTATTACCTTTGGATAAACCGTGTTTGATTGTCCAGAAAGATACTATCGGGGAAGAAATATTTAAGTCGTTGATTATTCTTTACACTATAAAAGAAAGAAAGTAATGGAGGCAAATATGTCAGATAATTGGTCAGCAAAAAGTCAGAGAGAGGAAATTCCAAAGTCCTTCTTTGGAAGGTTGTGGTATTTATTGAAACAGAATAAAATAGTATTGGTTGGGGTTTCTACGGCAACCCTTATTATTCTTCTTTTGATATTACTGATTTTCAATCCTATTGTGATTGTGAGAGCAGGTCAAAGGGGTGTCGTGATGAATTGGGGAGCCGTTCAGTCAAGGGTACTTGGTGAAGGACTTCATTTTATCGCACCAATATATCAATCGGTTTATAAGGCCGATGTGAGGGTTCAGAAAGCAGAGACACCGGCTGATGCGTCATCCAAGGATTTACAGGATGCACATTCAACTATCGCCGTCAACTATCATATTGACCCCGATAGAGCGTGGTGGGTATACCAGAACATCGGGAAGGAATATAAAGAAAGGATTATTGACCCACAGGTACAGGAAATCTTCAAGGCGGTTACTGCAAAGTTCACGGCAGTTGAATTGATTACCCTTCGTGAAAAGGTTCGTAACGAGACAAAGAATCTTCTCAAGACGAGATTTCTTGAATATGGTTTGATTGTGGATGATATTTCAATCGTCAATTTCAAGTTCTCCGGTGAGTTCACAAAGGCTATCGAAGCCAAACAGACCGCGGAACAGTTAGCCCTCAAGGCAAAGAATGACCTTGAAAGAATCAAGATTGAGGCAGACCAGAAGGTAGCAAGTGCAAAAGCCGAGGCTGAGAGTTTGAGATTACAGAAGGAACAAGTCACGGACAAACTGGTTGAGTTGAGGAAAATTGAAGTCCAGAGTAAAGCTATTGACAAATGGGATGGTAAACTTCCTTACTATACTGGTGGTGGAGTTGTTCCATTCATTGATGTCAAGAAATAATAATATAACAGAAACGGGGGTTTTGTGGGATATATCTGCCCCCGTTTCTGTCTATATACTTGATATTGTTTGTTTTCAGTCTCTTGACAAGTTACTTGAAATATGGTAAAATAATAAAAGGGATTAAAAAGGATAAATACAGGAAAGGAGTGTAAGTCTATGTTCTCTTTCAACAAATATAATATGAGAACAACGAAACCAAAGGATTTCATCTGTGATGAGAAATTTCTGAAAGCGATGAGAATGGCTTTGAGGGATTTCGGCTTTACGGTGGATCCACAAATCAAAACAAATGATTTGATGCGCCTGTATCTTCAGGGTCTTGCCCTATATGACGATGCCTTGAGGGTGAGGGTGACAAACTACAGGGAGAGAATGAAATAATGCACATATCAAAATATTTACATAAACATTATGTTGGATTGGTTCGACATTATGTTGTGTTATTTCTGAGCTTCTTCCTTCTTTTTTATTTTGTTCACGATTTTTATATTTCACTACCTGTTCCAGTTGAGATAAAAGGAGGCGGGCAGACAGAAAGAATAGAAAAATTATTGGTGGCAGCCGGTGCACCTGAAAATCGTATTCCCGTACTGGTGGATGCGATAGCAACGGCTTCCAGTTCCACGGGGTTCAATCCGGCCCTACTGGTGGCCCTGATTAAAACAGAGTCAACATTCAAGAGAGAGGCCATTTCTCCGAAAGGATATAAAGGAGAAATGCAAACACCTTCCGCAACAAGATTTAGCGAAGTGAATATATTGTACGGTGCCAAAATCTTGGAAGAGAAGATGGGATATGCCAACGGTGACCTTCTTCTGGCTTTGGCCCTGTATAAAGGTGGAAACAATCCGATGGCAAAAAGACAGGCCAAAGAGACATTCAATCTCTATAGGCATTTAGCAAAACTGTAAAAGGAGATTTTTATGAGTTTCGAAACTGTGAAAAAGTTCTATGTGGAGTGGTTACATAGACAAATACTTTTTGTCCTTATGTTGACCTTCATCTTTGGAATGTGTGCCGGTGTATTCGGTGGTAAACTTCTTTATGAGTGGCGAATGAAGCAGGCTATCATATTGAAGGGCTTTGTCTATGATAAGGAAGTTTTCGATGTGAAGTTGAGGCCGTAATATGTATTCGATTATTGTTCCTCTTCCTCAAAACTACAATGAAATGTATAACGCACTATGGGGTTGGGTTCCCGATGCCATAGTGCTCTTCATTGTATCATTTATCTTCTATAAGATAACAACTTTCATTATAAGGAACAGCTATGATAGATTTCGATGATCCCTGTATCTGGTGTCAAGAATTGGATTGTGATAACTGCCCGTATTATCGTCAGTTGACAGAACAGGAAAAAATACAAAACGGCGAGAGTGATCCCGTGATCTTTACGGAAGATTTGTCGAGAAGTGAGGCGGTGAAGTAATGGCTTGGAATAATTATGATAGACAATGGGTTGTTGACAGGGAAAATAGTGGTGCGCCCATTCACTTCTATCGGGTGGATGTCAATGTTATGTCACCAGACGGTAAAAAGTATGTAGGTTTTTTCGCCTATGCAAAAGATAAAATCTATACATCTGTCAAAACCCCCGATGGAAGGGATTATATGGTTGTCACCGCATCCTTCACGGGATTTTCCACGGGGCAGAACACTCTTTATATCAGAAATACCCTTACGAAAAAAGAGGGATCTATCGGTTCCTTTGTACCCGAAAAACTTTTTTCTCTCATCGAGACAATAATCTTCTCTTATAATGAGAAGGGGGGAATCACAAATCTCAAGGAAACACCAAAAGTAGGTCTGGATGAAAAATTATTTACGATTGAGGATTGATTATGAGCTGTGTAGTGGGATATGTTGATAACGATGTGATTTATATGGGTGGAGATAGTGCGGCTACGGGTGATGGATCAAGTGACCAGAGATTGAGAAAATCGGAGAAAGTTTTTCGACTGACAGGGCAAAACGACACGGAAATTGTAGTGGGGTTTTGCGGTTCCTATCGTATAGGTTATTTTTTGAAACATTGCTTCGAGCTTCCGGCGGCGGGATTGAGACAAGAGCCACAGAGTTATGTCTATCGGTCATTTCTTCCAGACCTTGAAGATCAAATGGTCAGGAACAAGATAAAACTCACGGGTTCAGAAATCCTTGTGGGGTTTCGTGGAAGATTGTTTCTTATAGAAGAGGATTTTTCACCCACGGAATCTATGGAACATTTTGAGGCCTGTGGTGAAGGTGGCCCGTATGCTCTTGGTGCTTTATATATCCTATCAAAAGATGATAGATATAAACCGGAAGAGAAAGTTACAATGGCACTTACAGTCTCATCAATGTACTGTTCGGTAGTCAGGCCTCCATTCAAGATAGTGATGGTGTGATATGGAACTGTCTACAGTAATAGAGTTTACCGCAATGATGTTCGTGTTCATAGGTGTTTACCTTGTTTCGTTACCGAATATCAGGGGTATCTATGTGATGATAGTCGCCCAGACGTTCTGGACGATATTTGCTATAATGAAAGGTGCACCATTTCTTTTGATGCAGAATGTCGTGTTGATGGGATTGAATATCTTTGCGATAAGAAACTGGAAAAGGAAGGGTGTGGGATTATGATACATTGGATAAAAGAAAGAATACTCAGATGGCTCTGCCCGGAATGTCCTGTCCTTCGTGGTAAAGATGTGGAAGCCTTCTTGAAGAGGACGGAAAATCCGGAGCCTTGTGGTCTTGTTCCTACTCCCAAATTAGCGGAAGTAAAGAAAATGATATTGGAGAGGTCAAAAGATGATACTGAGAAACTTCGTTGATACAGTTATGTTTTATTGGAGAGCGATGAGCTGGAAAGAAAAGGTGTTTGGTCTTATCTGTTTGGTCTTTCTGGCCCTGTTTGTTCTGGAACTGGTATGGGGGAATTAATCTTTCTGTACATTGTTATCAGTCTATATTTTGTCATTGAAATTGACAGTTATCTTCACCTGAGAAAACCGGATCACAAGTGTTTGTGTAGAGAAGATAAAGAATATTTGGAAAGGACGAGAAATGGGAGAAACTAATAAATCACTATTGGATTTTGCATTTAAGGATCTGAATATTTATATCAATCATTTACTGGAAGTAAATAAATGGGAAGGAACAAATAGAGAAGTCTTTATGAAGATGGTTCCTAAAAATCGGGGGGTTATCGCGGAAAAATTGATCAAATCTATGTGTAAAAAATTAAAGATTGATTGTGAATTACAATCTGATAATAGAAGTGGCTTCGACGCTTTTATTGGTAAAAATAAAATTCGGGTTGAAATAAAGTATGCTGCTGAGGCAAATAACGGGAATTATACATTTAATCAAATTCGACCCGAAGAGAATAAGTATCAATTCATTATTTTCTTTTTTCTTTCACCAGAAAATTCGAAATTTTATACAATTAAAAAATCTGAATTAAAATTCTTGACTCTCAGTAGGCAACATTCTGGTGGTAAGACATACACAATGTCAAATACTAAAAAGAATATGCTCTTCCTCTCAAAAACGGGAACTGGTTCATTTGTCGAGGCTATAAATAAAATCAGATGAAATATTTATTAGTAGAGCCAAAAGTAAAATCAATTGCACCGAATATTGCCTTGATGAAATGGGCAACATGGTGTGAGAGAAATAAACATAAGTACGAATATGTGGTTGGTACAGTTAGACCTAAAATCACTCCTGATAGGATACTTATATCATGTATCTTCACATATTATTCACAAAGATACAAAGAAACAATTCGATATTATCAATCTCTTTTTCCGAAGGCAAATATTATTGTTGGGGGAACATTTCCTTCCGTGATGCCTGAATGGTTTGAAACAAACTTTCCTTCAAATCCATTCTTTAATTTTGGAAAAGTTGAAATTCATAGAGGTATGAGTGAAAAAATAGAAAAGCTTCCACCTAAATATTCTCTTGTGCCGGAAAATAAAAAGATTGTTCTATATGCCTCAAGAGGATGTCCAAATAAATGCGGTTATTGTATGGTTCCAAAGCTGGAAGGAGAAATGAAATCCTTCAAATCTATAAAACATATTCTCCTTCACGGAAAAGGGGAAATTCCTGATGCAACGGGTGTAGTGTTATATGATAACAATTTTACAGCCCACGAATATTTTGATAATATTGTAGATGAATTGAAAGAATTTGATTTGCCGGTGGATATTCATGGGCTTCATGTTTCCTGTTTCACAGAACACCACGCGAAGAGATTTTCTGAGTTGAAATGGGGGGCTCAGCATGAAAGTGGAACGGCATATTTGAGATTCAGTTTTGATTTTGTCAAATATGAAAGGGATATAAGGCGGGCCCTTGAATGGGTTGAGAAATATAAAATTAAGGCAGGATTTTTCTGTTATATGCTTTTCAATTGGAGAGACACCCCCCATGATTTTTGGAAGAGAATTATGCTTGCCCAAAATATGGTTGATGATATCGGAAGGACGATTTTTCTCTTTCCTCAAAGATTTGAGCCATTATATGCATTGGAACGAAATAAGTTTATTGGAAAACATTGGACAAAAGAAAAAGTGGTTGGTATAGTAAAATTGTATACTTTTATGCATGGATTTCTCCCACTTACAAAATCAAAAAATTTATTCAGATGGATAGGTGAGACAGAAGATGAGTTTTGGCATCATGTAAATAACTTTTCTTCTATTAAAAACTACAGATTGGTAAAAAAATAATTATGAACATAATAGATTTTGATACATTATTGGGTGTTTTGATAGTAGTATTTCTTTACTACCTTTATACAATTGTAAGAGATAACAGAAAGGGGAAATAGTTATGGACAATAGACCAATGACGGGCGAGGAAATCGCAAGGGAAATGAAAACCACAAGGCAGTATGTTTCTCAAACCCTCAAGTCCGGTATGAAGAAAGTGTATTGTGGTATTGCAAGAACAAAACCACATTATACACCTTACGAGATTGCACTTGAAATGTTATTGATGTTCGATGTGAGCACCCACGATGCTCCGGCCTTCTTCAATCTCTTCCCACCAAAGTACAGGGAGAAAATCAAGAAGGATGCGACCAAGAGATTTCCGGGCGTTGCGAGAAGGGGGAAGTAATGAAAACCTACACCAAGGACATACACAATTGTAAAGAGTGCCCGAATATCAGGTTTTGGAGTGATAGTGCGGCACACGATGGCCCGTTTGATGACAGATTTCCGTGTTGTATTGCAACACCGGATGTGAAACCGGCAATACCAAATGTCAGGGCGGCCTCGTTTTATAAAGCATTGTGGCGGGAAGATTGGGAGAATAATATACCTGATTGGTGTCCACTATAAGGAGAAATAATATGCCACTATTGACAAGGGAACGGGAAAAAGAAATCAGGCTCCGATTTATTATTATGATGCTCATATTGGGGGCCTTCCTGTATTTTACTATTGTTGGTCTGAGCTGGGTTTTTGCAGACACGAAAATCTATGACGAGAATTACAGGACAAGAGGATATGTCAAGGATGGTGCCATCTACGACAAGTACGGTAACCGGACGGGTTATATAAAGGATGGTGCGGTCTATGACAAGAATTACAAGAGACAATATAACATCAAGGACAACAAGATTTACGACAAAGATTGGAACTACAAGGGCAAGATAGACGGCGGTAAAGTCTATGACAAGGAATATAAAACAAAGTATCATCTGGATGATAATTAGCCTGTTCTTTTTCCTTCCGGTTGCGGAGGCGAGAAATGTCATCATTGATGCGGGTCATACATATATGGAGCCGGGCGTCATCTCCACTACAGGGGAACCGGAGTTGAAATATAATTTGTGGTTCGGTACTGTTCTTATGTGGAAATTGAACAAGGTTGGTGTGTTTTCTGAAATTGTCTCAAATCTTTCTCTGAAAGACAGGGTAAAGTATTTCAACAATTCCGATGTTGATTTGGTGATATCAATTCACCACGATAGTACACAACCACAATATCTTGGTACAAACAAGTATAAAGGATTTTCCCTGTTTATCTATGACCGGAAGAATATCCATCTCGCGGAGAGGATAGGTAAGGAACTTGTGAGTTGTGGTTATTCTCCCTCACTTCATCATGCGGAAGATATAGATGGTGAACGAAAGACACTTCTTTCAGAAGAATACGGTGTATATCAAGCGAATTTTTATATCCTGAAATATACTCGAAAACCGATTGTACTTCTGGAAGTCGGAGTCATTACAAATTCCGAAGAGGAAATGAAATTGAGAAAAAGTTCCGTAATTGACGGGATGACAAATTGTATTGTGGAGGCTGTAAAATGAAAAAACTGTTATTGGCAATTGTTCTGTTTTCGTTGTTGTTCATTGGTTGTGTACGACAAGAAGAGATGGGCACATCCAAACATAGTTATGACAAATACACTATAGAAATGGTGGCCTATTCCAAAATTCACGGGATGGCAATCTATGAAACCACGATAGACGGTGATAGATATCTCATCTTCAGGGCGGGGAATAGTGGTATTGTGGTTATCAAAAAATAGGGTAAAAATGGTGTAAAATACCGTAATTTTTGGGTTTTTTGACCTTTTTTACCCTCAAAAATGGTCTATCTTATTGAAATCATTGAGAAACATTTCTATTGACATTATATTCAAATTGTGGTAGAATTATCATAGAAAAATCGGAAAGGACAGGACAGGAAATGACGAAAATCCCCACCAATCTTCGAAAGAAAATCAACAACAAGATTTACGCCCTCACCAAAACACTTCATAACCATATCGTTCTATCCGAAATTGATTTCATTCTCCGTGAACACGGTCTTTTCCTCATTCAAGAGGATGGTACTCCGTGGTCAGGTTTCCTTCTCGGTGAAAACAGCCATACGACAATCGAGATTGGAAACGAGTTCGGGAAAGTCACCAATTCCGTCTTAGCCATTTCGTGGTATCGTTACTCCAACACCGGACGGTATGAAACCGTCGCTTACATTTCCTGATGAAAGGAAAATCAGAATGACCAAAAGAGAAAAGTTCAAGTATGTAGTCGAAATTCTCGAAGGTGAAATTTTCAACAATACTTTGAAAACGGCGGTCATCGGAAAAACTCTTCTTGAAGAAGGGTTATGTAACAGAGAGAACATTTTGAAAGTTCAGAAAACATTCAGAAAGAAAGGTATCACGGTAAAGTAAGTGGAAGTTGTCAGGACATTTGACAAACCATACAAGATGGTTGGAAAACACCGTCACAAATGCCGGATTTGTGGTAAGTTGATTTCTGACGGTGAAATGACCACATTCCAACTTGTGAAACAAGAGAAGTTTTATCCTGTAAAGGGTATAATGAGATTTAACAAGTGGTTTTATTATCACAAAGACTGTAGGAAAGGAAAATAATGAGTACGACATTCACAAAAGACACAATCAAGAAACTCCGGTCAGAGATCGACAAGGCTCTTTCCCCTCTCGGAAAGAAATACAAGATCGAGTTCAATCTCGGTAACATCTATTTCACCGAAAATCAGTTTCGGGGGAAGTTGACTGGCACTTCCGATAGGAAAGCGGTCGTTCAAAAGAAGAAGGAAACCGATGAGCATTCCTTCAAGGTTTTCGCCAAGTATTCCGGTCTTGACCCCAACCTTCTCGGTAAGGTTATCACTCTCGGTACTACACAGTACAAGATTGTGGGTTGGAATAACAGAGCCCGCAAGTCTCCTGTCAAGTTACAGAGGGTGTCGGACGGTAAAGGTTTCAAGGCTTCGGTTGACTTCATCAAATATTCCCTGAAAGGATAATACAATGAAAGAGAAAAAACAGTACAACTTCCTTATGAAGGTTCCCAATAACCATTTCGGATTGTCTCTTATTGAGGAAATGAAGAAACATCTCAACAAGGACAGCTATCGCCTGAGGTTGCGTGGCACCAATCCTGATTGGGAAAAAGCCAAGAAGGACGGTATTCCTACCAATGTAAACTATTTTCGGGTTTCAACTCCTCTGAAGTATGCCAAGGAAATCAGGGTTTACATTTGTGCCAAGCTCGGTAATTATTACTACGGTGTTGTCGCCCCGATGGGAATAGACTATGTGAAGCTCAGATTTAAAGGTACTGACGATGCCGAGGGTCAGAGCGATGAAATATCTTTTCCCAATAACAGATGTGAGTTAGGATAAGAAAATGAAAAAGATGATCTGGAAAGTTTGTAACGGTGAAGCCCACGGAAACCCATACATCGATCATTGTATGGTCTGTATGCCTTGGTGGGGTTCCTATCCTGTCTGCCCCTATTGTGGTAGAAAAGGATATGGAAGAAGCACCGGAAGAAAAAGAATGAAATGTGCCTTTTGTAAAAGGTTCGCGGAGTATACTGAAGATACAACCAGATAGGATTGGAAAATGAAAATCAGGACAATCAAACTGGATCAAAACGATGTTATTCTTGAAATCAGGGAGAGCTTTCCTGTCAAGACAAGAAAGGATGGCCGTCTGGACGGCCAGACCGAAAGATTTGTCAGACAGCTCATCAAAGACCTTGAGGAAAAGGATAAGAGTGATAAAATCTTCATCGAAAGAGTTACCGATGAAGGTAAATGGTTTTAGGAGTGGAAAGATGATAATTGTTTCACCAAATGCGGCCTGTATCAGATGCCTCAGTATCGAATATCTTGCGGTTCACGATGTAGTGAGGGATGATAAGGTCATTGGACATTATTACACTTGTAAAAAGTGTAGGGCTGAAATGGATAAAATGAAAGGTGAGCCCGATATCTTCATCTGTTATCCCTTCTCTACTGAAAGGAAAGAAAATGAGTAGAATATTTTACGATGACAATTATGGTGTCTATGACATTCGGGATCAGGATGACATAGACTTCTACTTTGAGACACAGAGAAACTCCGTCTGGAAAACCTGTGAACGCTGTGGTCGTAGAGTGAAAATTCGCAGGGATTACGCCATCTGTAATTCCTGTGCAGACGCAATTGAAAAAGGATTGGATTACTAAAAACAAGGAAAGGAAAATAAAATGGAAAAGAAGTATAGTGTAACAGTTCAGTTTGATTTGTCAAAGGTGGAATTGAATGACATCTTTGATATTGAGCGGAGACTTGCCAAGCTCGGTATTCACTTTGATACCGGGGCGGGTGGTGGTTACAGGGATTGGGAATTGGATTGGTCGATTATTGGCCCTATGTCTGTCAAAGTAAGAGAGGAGAAGTAATATGTACAAACATTTTCCAGAGAGAAATTTCTATCCTGAGCAGAGAGCTCGGGCGTTGGCAATGTTTTTAGATATTTCGGATGGTCGCATCCGTGATATCAATGATCGGACATTCGAATTTGGGGGTCATAACTATCTCGTTCTGACCAATGAGGAAGCAGACGAGATGGAAAATCTCTCTCTTGAGAATTACATTGACGATGTGATCTTCCCCACACTTCCGGCAAGTGTTCATCCCTATTTCGATAGGGAGAAGTGGAAAGATGAGGCCAGGTACGCCGGCCGTGGTCAGTCTCTTGCCGCCTGGGATGGTGAAGAGCACGAAATCACGATGGGATGGGATAATGTCACCTATTACATCTACAAGAGTTAGGAGCTGATATATGAAGGAAACAACCTATAAGGGATTGGTCGAGGCTATCGAGAAGCTCGGCGATGTTCAGAAAAAAATCAGGAACTCATTCAATGTCTCTGAAACAAATCAGGACATCAAGGATGCCCGTGAGTATGGTTACATTTCCTCATCCATAAAGGATTTGGAACTCATTACGGATGAGTTGAAAACCATCAGGTCACTCTTCTTTTTGAAGGACGAGTAATATGAGGATAGACAAACCGATAAAACCGCCTTGTCCTAAGACAAGAAAGACATTGGACACTTATGAGTGCTGGTATAACTGCCACGGTTTCCATAATGGTAAACATTGCAAGTCGTATCAGGAATATTTGAGAAGGTATAGGGTAAACAAACACAAATAGGAAAGGAGTATGGTTTTCAACGACAAGATAAAAAAATTACGGGAAAGAGTAAAGAATAGAAACTGGTATGTTCCAATGGGTATCAAGTTATACTCTGACTGCCAAATAGTTTCTTATCCGCTAGACTTCAAGAGTAAACTGAAACCACTCGCAAATTCTGTAATATTTGGCGAAGAAAATGGTATTGATGTAAAAGCCGCCAAAAGAGCAGTCGCTATTTGTGAGGAGTTGTGGTCTTTGAGAGAGGAAATAGAGAAATTTGATACCGCTTGCCGGAAACAAGCGGAGATAAATTTGAAAAGGAAAAAATGAAAGAAATAAAACTGGTCATATCAGATGAAGTATATCGTGATTTGAGAACGGCACTACAGGTAAAGTGGTTGTGCCAAATGTCCGGGCCTGATCTTACATTGGCCATCATAGAAAGACTTCTCAAGTCTTTGGACAATAATGAACCAGTTTGTGAGTTCATCTACAAATCGGAAAGGAAAGAGTAATATGGATTTGTTTTTGTGGAACTGTATATTGGCCGTGTTGTTTTTCATTGGTAAGGTATTGTTCTTTACCTTTGTCGTGATGGGGTTTCTTGTAATAGTTGGTGGCCTTCTGGCCTTCATCGGATTCGCGATTACATTCGGTATCCGGTTAGCAATCGGAAAGGAGAAGTAATATGAAGATTTTGGATATGAAAGTTCATTGGTATGAGAACTTTGACAACGAGCCGGAGCTTATGCTCTTGGTGGACAAGTTACCTGACCACGATGATCTCAGGTATGAGAAGAAAGGCCCCCTGTATTTTGCGGAGAAAGATGGATATGTGTCCTTCTTCGCCTACAGTCAGCCGGGTGACGGGTACGGTGGACGGGTATTCCCCATTGTCCTTACGGACGGCACCAAGATGGATTTGAAAGGCCCGTGGTCAAGCAGGGCCGGTGCGATGAACCGGGCGGGTTTTGTGCCTTGCCTCGATGTGATCATCACCGATGATCCTGAAGTGTGGAAGAAAGGTTATACTTTCTATGCGGCGCATGTCACGAAGAAACTGGTAGATGAATATATCGGTGAGCTTCTTCCCGATGTGATACTTCTTGAAAGCAAACCTTATGGTGAGGATGATGACATTGTTTATATTCCTTATCTGAAGGATGGTAGGAAGAAGCCCAATCCTCAAACCTATTGGGGTAAACAGAGAAATAACTGGAAGGAATAAAATATGAAGAGACTGCTCATCATCATATTACTGTTACAGGGTATGTGGACTTTTCCCGTAGATGCCCAACAATGGGGAATATCTTATGGGTTTGACATATACAGTTGTTCCTATCTCTTGTCAAAGGATGGTCAGAATATGGGCACCATCTCTACAGAGTATAAACTATCTCATCGTATTCCGAAAGATGAGAGAATAAAAATGGCTGAAAAATGGTCAGAGGAATATATGTATGGCTATCTGAAACAGGGATATAATGTAGAATGTCATTGTTTCTGGATAACAGTCAAATCCGCAATGGGTGGCGGTATTGGTACTGGTTATACTGGTGGGTTGGAAAGAGCAGAACAACCAATGAAGAACATAACAAAATAAGGAAAGGAATAAAATATGACAAAGGCTATTTACATAAATCGGTGCATCGAATGTCCTTATTTTGTAGAGGACATTATGAGTGACTTTTGTGAGTTGCTTGAAGGTAAGGTCATCTATAAGGGATATGAACGAGTTCCACCTATCTGCCCCTTGAAGGATGTTCCCTATACGGATCAGTATTATTATACGACAAAAACGGCAAAGGAGAAATAATATGAAACCGCCAAAACTGAAGGCGTTTTATTTTGATGTGACCGTGACCGGAATTGCCCTTGTTTATGCCTATTCCCGTAATGAGGCTCTGGACATTCTCAAAGATGCAAGGGTTATGGTTGCCGGAAACAAGATGAGAAATCCTGATATCTCAATCGCTCAGGATGATGGATTTATGCTTGTTGCAGATACAGGTGAGGATCATAGAGAGGAGTAGAATATGGCAAACAAATTATCACCTTTTCTCGGATTTACAGATAGTGTGCATATCAGATCGGAGTTGACAAACGATTTTGTCTATGCAAGGTATATTGTCCTTTATGACCATAGGGGCAATGAGTACAGGATGGACAAGAAGTTGATTTTGGATTTCTTGAATTTCCATTCTGACGAATTGGTAGCAATCAAGAAAAGAAAACATACCCATTTGAAATGGATGAACAATGAGGAGTAAAATTATGAAGAACGAATGTGGCAAGACGAGAGATGTCAAGGATCCCTATGAAATCTGGATGAACAATCAGGGATGGGAGTGGAGAGTTCTCAAGAAGTATCAGACGCCTGAAAGGGAAAAACAGAACCCCTATGCTCGCTGGTTCTGTGCTGTGAAGTCTCCGTTTACTTATGGTTCCTACGAATACGGTGACACCTATGTGAAGGATGTCATCACCTACGCTTACAGGGTGAAGTAAAATGGATAAAGACAAAGTAAAATTGGTCGGTTTTGTCATTGGTATCCTGACTGATGATCTTGACCGTAGTAAACTGGATCAGCTCAAAGAGGACTTGTTCGATTCTTTCAGAAATCTGATTTCAGTTGAGGAGGCATTTGAAAGTTACATCCTTGAATTTGAGGATGTACTTGATACTGACCTTTCGGAATTGATTGATAGGATTGATAGGATCAGAGCAAGATATGTAAAGGAGTAGTCAATGAAAAAATCATTAGCCGAAGAAACGAGTGCATTGATGGAAGCTATAGATAGACAAACAAATCTTCTCTGTGTGGATAACAAACTCTCGGAGAGAGAGGGATATATTGTTCATTCCGCAATGTTGATTGGTGCTATGCTTGGAATTGAGTACGAGGCAAAAGCGGCCTTGGAGAGAATGGATGAGGTTTATACACCTTCTTGGAAAACAATGAAAGCAATCCAAAAAAGATTGAAGGAGAAGAAAAATGGAAAAAGATGATGGACTTGGATGCCCCCGTGGCACAATGAATGCTCTATTACCATCCATTGTTCTCTGGGCGATAATAATTATTGTCTTTCTTCTTTTCGTTATGAGGAATTGATTATGGATAAACTGGAAAAAGAAATGCTCGAGTTGGTTGAGCAACATACCCAATCAATTTTGAAAGAAAACTTTGATCCGAAAATACACCTGAAGCTTCGTGGTATCTTACAGAAGGCCATATTGAGGGGCGTATCAATCGGTTTACTATGGGAGAGGAGAGAACAGAATGGTGGAAAGTAAAGCAGATAATAAGTGGAAAGTGGTAATAATGCTCAATGAGGAGCCAAAGCAGGTTGAAGAAATGGTACTGGACAAGCCGGAATTGTGGCGAAGATTTGAACAATATGTTCCAGCCATTTCGAAGCCGGGTTTCAAGTATTTGGAACTGGAACTTGGAGAGATGTTTCTTGTAATAAAACCCTACAGGCCTGAATACGAGAACAAGAAAAGGAAAAGTGGAAATGAGAAAAGCCGGAAAAAAAGTAAGGTGTAAACATTGCGGAGATATCATACAATCGAAACATCGTTGGGATTTTGTCGAATGTAAGTGCGGGAAGATTTTTGTTGACGGTGGTTCTGATTATCTCCGTATCGGGTGGCCCTGTGGGGAGCCGGAAGAACATCTCGAATTTATAAAAAATGGTGAGGACAATGAGTAAGATGGAAAAGTTCAGATATATCGCGTGGAGAGATCCCAAGGATGATTTTGGTATTGATATCCTTGTGGAAGAGAGACAACCGGACGGAACTGATTTGGGTTTGCCCCTGAAGCAGATTGTCCGCCACAGTCCTACTGGTATGGAGTGGGGTTACGGTGGTAGTGGCCCGGCTGATACCGCCCTTTCTATTCTCACGGATTTCATCAGAAGGTCTGGATTGAGATCAAACAAAAAGGCGGCAACCAAAATGGCTGACGGTTTCTATATGGACTTCAAGTGGAAGTTTATTGCCCCCGCGGAAAGAGAGGGGTTCCAGATTACCGATACTCAAATCCGCAACTGGTTAAACGAGCGGATCAGACAATTGAATATGGATGATGAATAAACCGTCATATTTGGCTTATAAAGGGATATTCGGGGATGCAGGGGGTTTTATACCGATGGATGGGGTCACCCTTTATAGGTCAAATAAAACGGTCATATTGTTCAATGATTTCAAGAGGATAGGATAAAATATGAAAAGGATAGTGAAATCAAATACTTATACACAAACGATATCCGGTGGTTACAAGGCCAAGTCTATTGATGACGGTATTCGACACCTGAGGCGCATGGTTCAATTGTATTCTACCGGAGCTGTTCTCTTCGATAAGAGAAAAGAGGCTTTCAATGAGATATTACAATACGAAAAGAAAGTCAGAAAATCCCTCTTGAAACTTTCCAGAAAAGAAAGGATAAAACAGGAACAGCATATAGAGACATTCTTTCATCCAGAGTACAAAAAGCATGTAAAATGGGTGCTGGGGAACAAAAAATAGGATATTTACATTGATAGGGTATTGTGTTATAATAACATAGAAAGGTTGAATATGAAAAAAACTGTGTTTTTACTTGTGTTTTTGATGGTACTCACCGGATGTGCTACCGTCAAAGTCGTGGATGAACGGGGAATGCCGGCTCCAAACTATGAAACGGTTTTATCTCAACCTTCTTATGATATTCAGACATTCCAGAGTATCATAAGGTCGGTGGAAATATCACCGGAGAGTTATGAACCGGAGTATCTTGACCTTTTCAAAAAATACAGAGTTCCAAAGGACAAGACAAGAGGTATTTTTATTTCCTTCAGGGTAGTCAATCCGAAGGGTCACAAATATATCTTATTGAAAACAATCGAACACAAGACAAATAATGATTTCGACTTTATGAAGGAAACAGTCAAACTTTATACCGGAAATGATAAGGACAAAACGTGGGCTATTAGCTGTCCATTGGATTACGGAACATACAGAGTTTCCATTGATGTTGCTGATTACGATGGAAACCTGATAGCCACTCACGGTTTGTTTACTTATATAATAAAGTAAGGGGGTATTGAATGAAGAAACTTGTTTTACTGGTAGTTATTGTTTTTCTGCTCCCCAATCTCTTTCCTTTCACGGCGAGCGCACAAATGTCACTCCCTGAGAAAGAGTATGTCGTGAAGGAAAAAGCTAAGGAACAGGACAAGGCTATCAAAGCGGATGCCCGGAAGAAGAAAATCGTCTACAACCGGGCGATGGAAGAAGAGAAGCAATCAACAATCAACAATTCTGTAGTTCAGCCGTATTTACCGGCTGAAAGCCAGAACATTCAAATCAAAATCAATAACACAAAATAATGTATAGGAGGCATAAATGGTAAAAAGAGTTCTATTAAGTTTAATTTTTGTATTGGCGTTGTCAACGATGGCATTTGCTGATAGTGGTGTTTATGATAATACCACTTGGGGCTCGCCCGGCGCCGTGTATTCCGATAACAATCACGGTACAATCAATACGGGTGTGATGGGGCCTACGGTTGGTGGTAATGTTACTGGTGGTAGTGCCACAGCAACGGCAACAAACACCAATACCAATACTGCTACTGGTGGTGCTGGTGGAGCCGGTGGAAATGTTACTGTTGGTGGTGGTATGTTCAGTAAGACACTATCACCGGAAGCAAGTGTTTCCAATTCGGGTAATTCACTCAATTCCAATAAACAGGAAATGAATGGTAACCTCAATGGTAACCTCAATGGTAACTTGAACAATTCCGGTAATTCCTATAATAGGAATTCCAATCGGAACACCAATGTGAATAACATTGATGTGGATCAGAAACAGCAACAGGGTCAGGCTCAAGGTCAGCAACAGGGTCAGGCTCAGGAGCTTTCTGGAAATCAATCCGTGGCTAACGTGTCCATTACACAGAATGGTGCCGAGATTCCCCGTAACTTCGCTATTCCGGGCACCGTGTATTATCCCGGTATGCCTTCAGAGTTCTTGAATGATACTCAGTTCGCAAACGCTCAGCCTGTGAAGTTTATCCTTCAGTTCGGCTGTGTTTACAACAAGGTTCATCTTGAGAATATGAAGGGTGACGGTTGGGTAAAGACGCTTCAGCTTACCAATCTTTATGGTAATAAGGTTTCTTTCCCTGAAGATACCGCCACAATTACATTCCTTACGGAAATTCCGAAGGATCTCAAGTTGAAGAAAATCGGTTCGGTTGTGTCCAAGGCGAGAACTGGTGACACCACTACAGAGCAGGTTCTTGGTGATATGGGTCTTGAAGCCCTTACAATCAAGGGTGCTAAGTATGTGTTGGTTTCCGGTGAAGGTATTCAGAAGTATACAAAGACTTCTGGATGGGGTGTTGCTCTTGGATATACACACGCTGGTATTTCCGATAACGGTCAATGGGCCGGAACGGGTACAGCTGGTGTTGGTTATTCATCCGGTAATGCCGGCCGTCAGGCCAATCCGTTTATTCACGGTGTCGTTCTTACGGACGAGGCAACATTCAACGAGTTGATGAAGTAATATGACAAATAACGGGGGCCGGGCGCTTAGCGACTTGCCCCCACAAAACCTTATAAGGAGAAATGTAGTATGAAGAAAATTTTGTTAGCAGTTATTATGGTTCTTTGTTTCACAGTTCCCGCCTTCGCATTTGGTGATTTCACATCTGTGAATATGTCACAATGCCAGATGAGCATTTGGGGTGGACAGCATCAGAACACATCAGTTTTCACAACTGGTGGTTCCATTATTGCCGCTGGTGCACTTCAGGCTCAGGGCGGTCTGTATGCCACGGAGAGAGGCAGCTGGTGCAGTTATTCAAGTTCATTTGCCGCTTCTGGACAGCTTCAGGCACAGGGCGTCGTGATTATTCCGGTGCGTGAAAATCATTATTGTGGTGGCCGTCCATAATTAATCCATAAATCCAAGTGGTGATGTGATTCTTTTGAAAGCCGTGGTGAGAACATCGCCACGGCTTTTTATTGACATTCTCCTATAAATATGGTATAATATACAAGATGGGGGAATATTCGATGATTGAGACTTATTGGAACCTGATAAAAGAGAAAATAATGGCTCTGGACACCAAGGCCAAGGTTCTTATCGCTCTGGTCGTTCTTCTATTGATCAGTATGATATGGACTTCGATGAAGGTCTTTTTAGCTCTTCTATTTTTTGCCCTTGTGGGATATGGAGCTTATTGGCTTTATGAAAGAGCCAGAAATGAATAAGCGGGGAAAAGAAAAAAGAGGGGCCTCAATACCAGACAATGTTTTGGATGAAATAGCAAATTTGTTTGATGGGATAGGATGTTCAATAGATTACAGAAAAGATAATCCTGAGGCTACGCTGGAAACAGAGGAACTTCGGCCTCCACCGCTCGAATGTAGGAGATGAAAATCGCTCGGACTACAGAGGGAGCAACCCAAACAGACCGGAGTAGGTGAGCGGTATGATGATGGTCGGGTAGGGGCTAAGACAAATGTAGCCATAAAACAGAAGCCGGGGTACGGGGATTATCAATTACAACTGGAAACGGAGTAAGGGCTCGACGGATACAGCTATCAGCCAGATGGTGAACTTAGCGCCCGATCAAAGCGGACAATATCAGATATCTTCTGAGGCGCATCAATACCTATTACTGGTGGAAAGCGAGAGGAGACAGCAATAGAGCCACATCTGAGGCTTCTCCCGAGCGCGCCGGTCAAGGCCGGACATTCCATACTGATGTGGAAGGGTATGGATAGAACCCGATAGAAGTCAAAATGCCGTCTTTACGTTTCCAGTTCTGAATACAATGGCGGGGGCGCAAGGTCGCAACTACCGCTCATAACGGTGGACAGCAGGGAGCGTTACCCTGACCCGCTACCAAATAAAAATGTGGCGGTAGGTTCTTGAGTGAGGAATGGTAGGTTGGACGCGACTTTTCTGTTTCTTTTACTGACGCATAATCAGGTATAAATCATATGGAACCGATAATCCTGAACCGCCCCCGAATAGAAAATATGGCAGTTATATTTACGGTAATAGTCGCGAAGGAAAATGAGGAAGGGTTGTTGACCGTTCCCTTGGGATGGTTCTCCACATTTCCTGATGCCTCAAGTGGAATAGTGAATTTCGTAAAACACATTTTTGATGAGGACTTGGAAATGTGGCCGTATTTCATTATCGAGATGGTTCCAGAGGGGATAAATACCCCTGTATCTGAAGCCAGATGGTATAAATGGTATCCGGAAGAGTTTTCCTATGTTCCGATAAAGAAACCGGAAAAATATAACGACATTAAAAATTTCTCATTTATGAAATGAGAGAAATCCAATATTGGAGGGTCAAATTGTATGAGGAATTTCCTTATCATTGTGATGTGCCTGACACTTGTGGCGTGTTATGCACCCAAAGTAACAAAGGTTCCTGTAGGCCCCTGTCCGGCCTGTAAAGCCGAGCCGGTGCCGGTGGTCAAAGTTACTCCACCGCCACCCCCACCACCGCCGCCACCCGTGGTGAAGAAGAAGATTGATGTTCTTCCTTTCTATTTTGCCTTTGACAAGGCAACATTGGAGAACCAGCAGGAAGCAATCGGTAGAGCCATCGAATACCTGAAAGATGACCCGGCAAAAACCGTGGAGCTTCAGGGTAATTGTGACAATCGGGGTTCAGAGGCTTACAATATGAAGCTTGGTCAGCGGAGAGCGAATACCGTAAAAGATATCCTTGTGAAGAAGGGTATTGACAGCAAGAGGCTTACAACGAAATCATTCGGTGAGTCGAAAGCTACTGGTAATCACGCCAAAGACCGAAGAGTTGACATTGTAGTTATCAAGTAATTGAACACGGCAAAAAACCGAAAAGAGGGGAGCCGTGAGGTTCCCCTTTTTTTATTTTACCCCCATAGCCTAATGGATCAGGCAACTGCCTTCTAAGCAGTCTTATAGAGGTTCGAATCCTCTTGGGGGTGCCAGAAAATATGCCCCTGTAGCCTAATGGATGAGGCAAGAGTTTCCTAAACTCTCTTATGCGGGTTCGAATCCTGTCAGGGGCTCCAATATAAGATTATGAAGAAGAAATATAAACAAGTATTACCGTTCAATGTGAATATGAAGGTGTCTGACCAATTCGGTTTCTCACCTATGTCTGTGCTTGAACCCACAAAGAAAGGTAAGATGAAATGGAAGCACGCCTACCTTGAAAATGTGGAGTTCAGAAGGTCGGATGACTGTAAATATCTTCCCAATTTGGGATTTTCGGAGTTTCACGCCGAATTGGCGGAGTGGATTGTAAAATATTGGTCATTGAAAGGTGATACAATCGTTGATCCATTTTGTGGAAGGGCGACAAGGGCTTTTGTCTCAAGTAAACTGGGCCGGAATTATTTTGGATATGAAATATCACCGGAGACATACAGAAAGGTTGTTGACCATCTGGAAAAACACAATTCGAAAGCCACCATCTATAATGAGGATGGGGTCAGATTGAAAAAAACACCGGATAAATCCGCGGATTTGGTTTTTACTTGCCCACCTTATCACGCATTGGAAAGATACGAGAGTGTGCCGGGTCAATTATCTGACATCAAATCATATGCGGATTTTCTTATGTCCATATATGATTGTGGCTCGAATGTAATGAGGGTCTTGAAAGAGGGGAGATTTTTTGTTTGGGTCTGTGCCGATTGGCGGGATGCAAAGGATTTCAGAATATTCCACGCCGATTCACTCCGAATTTTCAAGGAAATCGGATTTATTGTTTGGGATATCATTGTAGTGAAGAATATCAGCCCCTTTGGAGCACTACAGGCGGGGAAGGTGGCTGCAAACAGATACACATCGAAAATCCACGAATATATCATCGTCTGTAGAAGGCCGGGTAAATTTGTGGACGGAGAAATTGAAATCGAGGAAGAGGAAGAGCCTGTTTCCGCCTTCTTTGAAGTAGAATAAGCCTCCGTAGCTCAACTGGATAGAGCACTTGGCCACGAACCAAGGATAATGTTGGGGTTCGAATCCTCACGGGGGCACCATTTTTCATAAATATATCAGATGGGTGTATTCTATGAAATTTGAACATTATCTGAATGAAGAAAAATTGGAAGTCCATCCCTTTGAACAGGCCGGACTTGGGAAGTATCCATACAAATATCTCTACGCGAAAAGAGAGGTTTATGTGGCTTGTCCTGGCGCCCCTGTTCAGCCCGGCGGTAGTTGTGACTATTGCTCCACGGGTATCTATTATCAATTCTGGCTTGAAAGTGCTGACGGAAAAAAATTCAAGGTCGGTTCCGAATGTATAATGAAGGCCAACCGAAAGAGCCGCACGGGTGCCACACCGGAAGAGCGAAAATCAGAATACATTCTCAAAAAAGCCGTCACAGATTACAAGAGGAATGTTGTCAAGGATGCCCAGAAGGAGAGGGTCAGGCTGGCCCTTGAATTTCTGGACAACAATGAAGATTTTCGGGAAGTTCTCAATGCCATCCCAAGGCCCGGATGGAAGGGAGAACAATCAATGTTCGATTATATTGAATGGATGAGGCGAAATTCGGGTCTTGCCGGTAATATGAAGATCACAAAATACATCGAAGGTCTACAGAAAAAAGGATGGAAACATCTACCGAAAAGGCCTTTGGTTTCCAAACCGGAACCAAGATCCAAATGGGCCGGCACGGTTGATCAAAAACCCTACAAGGGTATCCCCGGCCATTATGATGATAAGAACATTCCAAAAGAATTGATAATGGGAATGTATGAGAGACAAAAAAGAAATGCAATCGAGGCTGTATTACAGGATATAAAATTTAGATCATTTTTGAAAACTTTACCTCACCCCAAGGGATTTAAAAACAAATCGTATCTTGATTTCGCGCTGTGGTTGATTTCCAATCAATATCTCTCGCCAAGACACGTTGGTGAGCTGGAAGATTATTGGGAAGAGGCATATAGAACAAAAATAAAGTAATAAATATATTTGGGAAGGTTGATATGAAACTACAACAATACATAAGAGAAGTCAGCGCTGGGGAAAAATACTCGAAAGAAATGGCCAAAAAGTACAGGGGTGTTCCTATGGAAGAAATACCCATTGAGGATTTATGGATTGCTATGCAAAGAGGAAATTTGAAATTGGCTGACAATATCAAAACTTTCAACCTTCCCGCCGGTGGTTCCTGCCCGAATATGGCAGAATGTTATAAAAAATGTTATGCTAAAAAGGCGCAGAGGCGCCCAACGGTTCGTATATCCAGAGAGAGAAACTTCAGGCTTGCTAAAGAGAATACCGGGCTGCTGAAGAAGAGAATACTTCAACATCTTGAAAGGGGAGATGTTGTCAGGATCCACGAAAGCGGTGACTTTTTCAGTCAGGAATATCTGGATATGTGGTGTGAAATTGCGAAAGAAAGACCGGATGTAATGTTTTATACATACTCCAAAACAGAACATCTTTGGGATTGGTCTGAAATAAAAAGACTTCCAAATTTCAATCTTGTAAGTTCGATTATCGCCGGCAAAGTTAATTTTGGGCCGGAAAAAGAAATAAAAATCAGGGCACAGGAGCTCGGTGTTCCAATTTGCCCCTGTAGGCCCGGAAATAAAGTGAGATGTGGTATAGATTGTACGCTGTGCTGGACACAACCACAAGTATTATTTGTAGAACATTAGGAGGTGTATAATGGCTAATTTAGAAAAAATCGAGATGCTCTTGGAAAAAATATTAGGAAAACTTGAAAAATCCGAGAAGAAAAAAGAAGAGGAAGAAAACGGCGAGGGGTTTGCTTATTATGATGCTCCTGGCCTTGGCCTTGGCCCTTGTGGAAGAGGGTTACGCAGAGGCCTCGGTCTTGGGCCCGGAAGGTTTAGAACTTCTGGTAGAGGCCTTGGTCGTGGTGGCCGAGGGCGCCTCAGAATGAGAAGATTTTTTCAGAGCGACGCAGAATAATAGTGAGAGATATTTAATGAAGTGGTATCAAATTCGAATTCGTGTTGTATTATTGAGTGTGATCATAGGCTATTTTTTGACTAATCCTCTTACACTTCTATTTGATTACGACAAAGAGATGACATTAAACTTTGACCCGCCCTGTGTCATTGTCTATAAGGAAAACATACCAAAGGATATCCTTTCCTATTCAAAGGGAATGCTGGTTTATATCAGGCCCGCTGATAGATACGATGTTCCAAGTCTCAAGCACGAATTTGTCCATATCAGACAATTTTGGTCTACTCTTGGATTGATGCCAATCCTATATCTTAATTCTGATAGGTTCCGTCTATTATTTGAGCTTGAAGCATTCAGGGAACAATTAAAATATGAACCTAACAGGGAGGCGGCGAGAAGAGAGGCGGCCTTTTTGCTTGCTTACAAATATAAACTTGAAAAATTAATTGATTATCAGGTTGCTTATTGCTTACTTGGAGATAAATAATTATATGCCGATATATGATTTTGAGTGTAAAAAATGTAATAAACGGGTGGAGATCTACGAGAGTGTAGCCAAATCCGAAGAGGAGCACAAATGTAATTGTGGTGGTATTATGATAAAAGTAATGCCAACCAAAATGACATTTGAATTATTGTACGATCCCAAAAAAGACCTTGTATCGTGGGGTAATGAGGGATATGCTAGAACACAAAGGTACAGGGAATATGACAAACAGGCCAAGAGAAATATATTCCCTGTTTCGGGGAGTAAAAAATGAACCTTGTTGTGATTTTACCGACCAGACAAAATAAATCACTTATAGAAAAGATACAGAAGAAACTTGGTGAAAAAGATAGACTTGTTGCCGTTGATTTTCCAAAGCTTTTCACAAGAAAATTGGATGAAATTATCTGGAAAGACATTAATACTCCTGATTGCTGTATTCTTTTTATCAGCCCAAGTGTATCGGATATAACGGATGATTTTATAGAGGTTTTTAAATCCTTCGCCGGTGAAACAGAAAATATTCTGATACGCTCCCCCCTTGAAGAATTCGATGATTTTTATTTTACAAGTGACATTAATTTATTGAGGCCTACGGACTGTTTTCTTATTCAGAAAAGTTTATATAAGAGGCAATTTGGCGATATATCCCCACACTCAGATTATATGGCTATCTTGAAAGAAATGGTCAGAAGTATTGGTCGTGGAAGTTTTTACACTCCCCTGAGAGATCAAAAAAAGTTAGTGGAGCTTTTCAAATTGGAAGAGGAAGATAGAAGAAGAGATGAGGAAAAGAAAAAAGATGCTCTTATGCAAAAATTGACAACGATAAAAGAGCGAAGAAAACAGAGAGAACAGGAAAGGAATAACAGGATACTTGATTTGGAGAAACTCCGAGAGGAAATTTCGAGGCTTGAAGAGGAATTATCCAGACAGGAAGAAGAATTATCCAGACAGGAAGCGGAGTTCCTGAATTCTGAAAACATATACATCACCGAGATTCAGAAAAAAGAAAATGAATTGAAAAGTGTCCGGCTCAGAATTGCCGATAAAGAAATCTTTCTGAAGAGGATTCAAGATACAGAAAGCAGCAAGGCATATATAGAAAAAATTTCCAACGAAATAGAAGAATATAAGAAAAGGGAGCAGGAGCTCATAAATACCCCTGTCTCACCACCTGAAAATATAAAAGATAATCTCAGAAAAATCTCCCTCAAAAAAAGGATTTCTCACCAGAAAGAAAAGAAGAGGGTTAGAAAGCAATGGATGGAAGAGGACAAGGATACAAGGCGGCTGGTCTTGTCGAAAGAGCCATCCACCACAGAAAAAATAACGAAGATCAAAAAGATTGATTGGGATTGATATGAGATTTGTGATTATCAGCTGTGGTTACAATGCGGAGAAATATGTTTCTGGCCATATGAAAAGTATCCAGAGCCAGCTCTATAAGAACTATGTTCATATTATTGTGGATGATGCTTCCACAGACGGAACATATAATGAAATAGAGAAATATAAAGATTCAAGAACCGTAGTTTACAGAAACAAGGAAAACCAAAAATGGATTAGGAACGCCCTCCAATATCTCCCCGAAAATATAAAGTCTGAAGAAGATGTAATTGTTATTGTTGATTTGGATGATTCTCTTGCCCATAATACCGTACTCAATAAAGTAGAAAAGGCTTATCGTAAACATAATTGTTGGATGGCCTACAGTTTATTCAGATATTCCAATGGTACAACTTCTGCATGGATTCCTAAGTATACAAGAGAGGTATTTGAAAAGAAACTGTTCAGGAAATATATCTGGTCTTTTGGTCATATGAGAACATTCAAGGCCTTTCTCTGGTTCAATCTCAAAGATGAGGATTTGAAAGACAGGGAAGGAAATTATTTAAAATATGCGTATGACCAAGTGATTTTGATGCCTATGTTGGAAATGTCCTCACCCGATAAAATTCACTTTATTGACGAAGTGTTGTATAATTATAATGACGATAATATGTTACAAGTGGAAAAGATAAACAAAGAGATTCAGAGAAATACATCGAGATATATCAGGAGCAAACCGCCCTATGAATCCCTTATACGATAAGGTCATAAAAGGTCGTGAATGGAAAACAAAAAGAGGGAAATATACATACGATGAGGTGAAAAACATAATAGAAACAGAGGGTTATACTCTTTGTGACGATTGTTACACCAATAGTCGCACGAAATTGACTGTAATATGTCCGAAAGGACATAAAAGGGAAATGAGATTTGACAATTGGCTCGCCGGACACAGATGTGCAACTTGTGGAAATCACAGGGAAATCTCCTCGAAATGGTCAATTGCAAGGAAAGATATGGAAAAAAGGGGGTATAAGGTTCTAGCGGAACCGGAGAAAAGCACCGCAAAAGCAAAGCTAATGTGTCCTAATGGTCATATTTTCGAGGTTTCGATGTACAATTGGCTCCGTGGCAGCCGTTGCCCGCGATGCCCACGGTCACATCGCTATTATAATGAAAGGGGGTTTTTAAATCTCTCCAAAAACTATAGAAAAAGATAAATAGTATATGAAAACAAAAGTTGTTCATTATAAGAAAGAGAAATATGATGTGAAAATTATGAGGCCCTCAAAATGGGGCAACCCGTTCATAATCGGTAAAGACGGCAACCGGGCTGAGTGCATAAGAAAATACAAAGTATGGATTATGTCTCAGCCTTCTTTATTGGAAGATTTACGAGAGCTGGAAGGAAAGGTTTTGGGTTGTTGTTGTAAGCCCAAATCCTGTCACGGCGATGTTTTAGTAGAACTTTTGGAAAAGAGGACTGACAATGAAATATTTGAGATATTTGAAATATCTTCTGAAACACAAATTCTTCGTAATGATTGAATGTTTCAAAGAGGGAATGATAATAGAAGGAATAATGCATGATTTCTCTAAATTTTCCCCTCTTGAATTTCAAGCATACGCGAACCATTTTTGCGGTGAGAACAGAAATGTATATAAATATGTTTCCCGTAATGGGTATTCGAAGGACGATGATCCGATAAAGGATGTGGAATTTGATAAAGCGTGGGTTCATCATATACACCACAATCCGCACCATTGGCAACATTGGGTAATACCGGAGAACGGTTCAAAGGAAGTTATACTGGAAATGCCAAGAAAATATATGGTAGAAATGGTCTGTGATTGGGTTGCGGCCGGGAAAGCACAGGGAAGATATAGACACCAACTAAAAGATTGGTATGATGAACACAAAGAAGATATTATTCTTGCGCCATATACAAGAAAGTGGGTAGAAAATAAAATTAAAAACTTTTAGACAAATTGCTGGATGGTATTGAAGATATCTTTTGGTGTGATTTCATCTGTAGTGGGGAGAAGAAAACATTTCTCATTTCCGAGATTATAAATTCCCGATTTCGAAAATCTCCCGATGCTTTCTCCCCACGAAAATACCGGAACTTTTTGCTGATTACATAACAATGTCCAATGCCCGGCCGGGCAAATTACTATTCGGGCCTCCATTATATATTTTAGAATATACTTATACCCATTTTCAAAATAATCAACTCTTCTTGTAACTACATTTTCACTTTCCAGATATGTCTTTAAATCACCAATTACCCCAATGTCATATTTTTTCTTCAGATAGCCGTATATGCCCGCCAGTCTTTCTTCATCTTCTTTGGCATCTGGAATATAAAGTATTGGGTATGTACGCTTAATTTTAATATTCGGTGTTTCTATTTTCGAAAAAAATTTATTGTAGAAGGGATAATCTGAATTTTTGGTATATGGTAGATTGACGATGGCGATATCTCTCTTATTTGAATTTGCCATCCTAATAACATCTTCCTTGAATATTTTGGTTATCAGAGAGTAGTCCTTTGGTGGTAAATTTTTGTGTAATGTTCCCTCCTGAGATAGTTCATTTCTCGTCAGATGCTGGTATATGGGTAAAATTTTTCGGCTGTCTATCCATTGATAAAGAAATGATCGATTGAAATGAGTTGAAAGGTAGACATCTTTGGGATTAAAAGATTTATATACCCATTGAACAAATGGACGAAAGTTGAGAATTTCCTGTTCCCAATCTCCTATAAAGGGGCCACACGCTAAAACTACCATCAGATTACAATAACATTACCTTCCCACGGCTCAAGTTTTGATTTACATTTTTCGAAATCACCTTTTGAGAGTTTGATAACCTCAATATTTCTCAAAATGTCCTGTAACATCACATCAAATACAAAAGATTTTTCCTGTTCCGTGAGTGCTGTAGTATCCAGAAGAACTTTGTTGTTCTTTCTAAAGAAGGATATAAGGCCCAGACCCACAGTATTCTGTACATAATATTTTTTGGCTGTTTCCTTGAGAAGGGCATTATATATTCTAATATTGTCTGATATGACAAATCTGTTTGTCTTTGAATATAGCGTCAATACTGCTTCTATCTTTTCTCTTGTGGGGTCTTGGAAAGAGAGTTCAATCAAGTGGACGCGAGGAATTTTCAACATATTTTCATCCCGCAGATTTTCCTCATTGATAGTAATGTAATCCGTTCCCACAGCTGTTAGTTTCATATTGTTATCCTCCGAAAATTAAAACTTCCCAAGTGTATTTATATAATTAGACCCCTCTGCATAAAATAAATGTCTGTTTCCCCCGTGTTTATGTGATGTTCTGATAAGTTTTATGTTCTTGAAACCTGAGGCAAGCAGGTATTTTCCAATATCATCCGATGTTTTAAACTCGCTTATATTGAACATTGCGTTTCCATCAATTCCTGATGTCTGAAAGAACATATTCTTGGTTTTCTCTGATAGTTTCCTCATCAAATGTTGTGTCCTGATTGGGCCGATTTGCTTGTAAATCCACATATGAGTGTTCAAAAAAATCGTGATATCAAAATTTTCATTCGGTATTGTGTTCTCATCGAGATAATAATTCAGGAAAGATATATTTCGTATATCTTTCAATAGTCTTATCGCCTCTGTTACCCTATATGTGAAAATATCACCCTCGATACCGATGATTGACTTCGCAATTTCAGCCAATTTGAATGCAAAATATCCTTGAGACGAACCAATATCAAGAATATTACTTCCTTTCAGGTCAATAATGCTTGAATTGAACACTATTTCCTTATATTCATCTATCGCGGTTGTTTTGTGAACGGGTATTTCGGAAAATTCTTCGAAGGGGCTTGGATGATAAAACCATCCCCTGTTTACGCTACTCCCATCCTTATATCCTTCTGACGCAATATCCCCAATCATCTTTTGGATTGCCAATGTCATCATCTTGTTTATACTCTTATCATCCTCTATATAATAACTTGGGCCTTCGATGCCACGGGGTTTATCCAAGGCCGTATTCAATTGGGGGGGCGGAACAATGCCAGAAGGCTCTCGAAGTTCTTCAGCCCAGTTGAAATCTATTAATTTGAACTTTTGGGTTTCTTTTTTGTAGAGGATATTGGTCGGATTGATGTCTCTGTGAATTATTTTAAATCTTTTGAGTTCGGAGCGCAGGTCGTATAACCATTTTACCAGTTCAAATAAATCAATATCTTTATTTTCTGTAAATGGTATTTCTCTGTTCTCAGGTTCCAGAGGCTCCCCACAATTTTCCAATGTTATAGTTTCACCGTCATAATCCAGCACGCTTACAAACAATGGGGATGTATATTTTGTCAGGAAATAGTATTCTCCTTTCCTCTTGTGGCTTTTATTCCAATCCTTCCACTTCTGGTTGTAAAACTTTTTTACATATTCTGGATGTATTTCTACCCTGTAGCTTTCACTTCTCCCCGTTTTTATCTGGCTCATTTCAACCCCAGTTTTACTTTACAAGCAAACTTATCATAACTATTATCCACAACAAACTGATATATATTTTTTATATTTGTCTTGGACACAAGCTGGTTCAAATCTTTTATATGGGAATATTTCTTTGGCATTATGAAAAATTTGAGGGGATTTGAATAATCCTGATTGAGTAATCCCTCGCCTTTCTTCTTTCCCATAAGTTTTTCATATCCCGTTTCATCATTATCCAGAACAACAATGATGCCCTTATCTGTCATAGAGCCAACTTTCTTTACGAAGTATTCGTCAATGTCTGCGCCAAGAACCGATGTTCCCTGATCCCCAATCATCATAGCATCTAGCAGACCTTCCGTGACGATAACATATTTGTCTCTCTGGAACTTTTCCTCATTCATAATGATACCACTCTTTTCCACTATCGGGTTGAGATATTTTGGCTCTATATTGACAAGGGCCCGGCCTTGGAAATAAACAATATGTCCGTCCTTGTAAATCGGTATAATTGCTCTCCCCTTATATCTTCCACTTGTTGCCACAAATATCTTGAAATTTTTCGGTATCTTTCTTTCCTCTATGAATTTCTTGAGAAGTTTTTGGTATTGGGGTTCAATTGTTCCTCTCGCCTCTGTATCAATACCTATACATTCATCCAGAATATTATCCATACTCCTGATATGGTATTCTTTCTTACCATTACCATTACCGTTTGGTTTTTCTGTCAGGGCTTTCTTTATTTGTTCGGGGTCATATTTGTATATCTCTTTCTTGGCTTCCGCGATGGACATACCCATAATAATAGAATACAACTTGACGAATGATCCCTTTGCCCCACAATTGAAACAATGGTAGCCGGGCTCTCCATTATGATAGTCAAGATGAAATCTCTTTTTACTCGGGCTTATTTTTGAATCCCCGCAGAGCACGCATCTCGCGTGGAAATGGGTTCCGTTCTTGGATGTGGTTACTTTGGGGAAATGCTGAAATACAAATTCTCTCACAAATTGTAGTGATAACATATTCAATCCATACTTTCAAAATCTTCACATTCAAATTTGATGGGTGTATACAGTAAAATCTTTTTCACATTCGTTTCTTTGAAGTGGCCATTTTTACAATATACTGTACTCTTCTTGATTTTACAGTAAAAACAGTTTATACACGCTGGATAAATGTTTTGTTCTGTTTCGTTCATTCTTCAATCAATGCGTTTGGCATTCTTTTCATTGCATCGCTCCAGATGAGATATCTTATATCTTTCGGGAGCAAATGGATGAGGCTTCTCATTTCCTTTATTGAATGATCTTGGTTCAACATTTTTGCCATTATAAGGGCGATTTGAAAAGGTGTCCAAGTTTCATCAAGTTTTTGAACCCCAAAATAAAATTTTTTGAGGGCTCTTTTGAGTGTTTGAGAAGCGGCTTGCCGTGTTATTCCCATTTGTCTTGCAATCTCTGAAATTTTCTCGTCGTGATAAGGTAAAACGGGTTTAAAATCTTCTTTTACCGTTTTCCGTGTCAGGTTCCGCTTCATATATTTAGCTCCACACAAGTTATTTTACCTATTATTATAGCCTATTTATAAGATTTGTAAACAGTTTATGCGCACGCAGATTCACTACAATTCAAGCAGGTTTTACATCCTTCAACCAAAATAACGGAATATGTACCACATTTGGTACAGAATAGCCTATCATCCAGATGGGCATCTTTTTCTTCCTTACCATCGTTGAGGTAATATCTTTCCAGTAATTTCGCTAACGCATCCGGAATACTCAAAATCTGGACGGGTTTATTGTCTGTTTCTTCAAATCTTGTCCACGTTGCTCTTTCAGAATAAATTCCTTTCATAGTCTTTATAACAGAATCCAATGGAACCCCGTGTTGTAAAGCAATGGATATCACTCTTCCAAGGGCTTCACCGAAAACATTGAACAGTTGCCCGGATTTCCCCATTGACATAAAGATTTCAATGGGTCTGTTATTGTGGGATGTAATTGTCACATATAGTTTTCCGTTTCCGGTTTCGATGGTGTAGACCTGACCGGGCAATTTGGACGGTCTTTTGAAATTGGATTGAACTTCTATGCCACCCTTACTGAAGGTAATCGGTTGGGATTGTCTGCAACCATCCCTGTAGATTGTAATGCCCTTCAGACCCTCATTATACGCGTATTTGTATAGTTCTGATATTTCTTCTTTGGTCGTAGTATTCGGAAGGTTTACCGTGCTGGATATTCCGGATGAGCAATGTCTCTGTAATCCCGCCTGCATATCTATACGGTCTTTATACTTTATATCGTGGGCGGTGACAAATACATCCCTCACTTTCTTTGGGATACCGTGTAATCCTTTCAACGAGCCACCGTTTGCGGATATTTTCTCCATCAATGTTTCGTTGTACCATTCTTCTTTTTCAAACCTTTTTTTGAATACGGGATTTATGATGTTGATTTTTTCTCCGGTTTCAACGAGGGTTTTCTGAAAGACAAGTCCAAAAGATGGTTCAATTCCGTAGGAAGCATCTGCTGTGAGTGCGGTTGTTCCGGTTGGGGGGCAAGTAGTAAACTGGACATTTCTCAATCCGTGTTTTTTCACTTTCGCCATTACCTTTTCATTTCCGCCTATGTGGTCTGACACAATTCTCTCCACATCCTCTTTTACGAGGTCGTAGTTTTCGAACTTGCCCTTTTTGGCTGCCAGCTCCACACTCTTTTCTACACAGGCGGTTGTTATTGTTTTCATTATGTCGGCAGCAAATTGTATTCCTTCGTTACTATCATATTTTATGTCGAGTTCAAACATTGCATCTGACAGACCCATTATACCTATACCTACAGGACGATATTTCAATACATTGACCCTGAATCTTTCATCGGGGAATGACATTTTATCAATGATATTATCCATCAACCCCATTACATCATAAGATACCTTATATAGGGCGTCAAAATCAAATTTTCCGTCTTTACAGAATTTTGCTACATTGATGGAACTCAGGTTACAGGAAGTGAAGGGCCAAAGTGGTTGTTCACCACAGGGATTTGTACTTTCCACAAGAGTAATTTTTCGGAGTGGGTTGTCCTCATTTATAGTGTCAATAAACAATACGCCCGGCTCAGCACTTTTCCACGCCATTTCTGCCAGTTTATCCCACACTTCTGATGGAATGACTTCTCCCGTCATTATCCCATCTGCCGGGCTTACCAATTGATACGGTGTATTCTGTTCCAGCGATTTCATAAAACCGTCTGTAATAGAAACAGAGATGTTCATATTGCTGAGCCGTCCGTCAATTTCTTTACAGGTAATGAACTCCATAATGTCGGGGTGCCAAACCGGCATACAACATAATATAGCTGCTCGTCTTGCTCTGCCTCCACTTTTTGTTGTTTCACCTACAGCATCATAAAGTTTCATAAAGCTGATGGGCCCGGATGATTTACCTGTTGGTGGGGCATCCGGTTTTCCTTCATAGATGTGGGCATCTCTTGCTCTCAAATTTCCTATTGGAATACCGATGCCAGCACCGTGTTGGAAAATTCTCCTTGCAACATTTGCAATGTCATAGATACTGTTCATCGTATCTTCCAGACCCACAACCCAACAAGCCGAAAACATCGGATGGTCTGAACCCGCATTGAAATATACTGGTGTATTCGGACGCCAGACATTTTCTTTTTGAAGTTTATATGCTTGATTTAGCTCTGTGTCATTGGTAGCGAATTCTTTTGCCACCCGTTTGAATACATCGTCTATGCTTTCTCCGTTGAGACTGTATAAGTCTTTTATTATCTTTTTTGCGTTTTCCGATAACATTTATTTACCCTCTCAATGAAGATCATTATTGGTAAACGGTATAACAGGAAATATTTTTTCCGCCACACCGTATTCTATCTTTTCGATAATATATTCTGGTTTTATATGATATGGTATTATATTGTAATAAGATTGTGCGTTGAAATAATCATTTGTTATGTAGACATCTGAATTTCCATATCCATATGGAAGATGTGTCTCTTTCTCAAACCTCGTCCTTTCCGCTTCGTTTATAACCACATACAGCGTCATTGTTAGCCTCCTCACGGTCTATTGTTGGGGCCTCCGAGAATGGATTGAAAAGTGTAATCTGCTCTGATTAGGGCGTCCAATATCAAATTCTCAAGTTTCCCTGCATAATTATCCTTTGAGGTCGCCTTCATCGTGTGTTCCTCATATACATCCTCAAAGCACATACCCATTAGAAAAATAACTTCCTCTGCAGTAAGAGCATCTTTGTCCTTTTTAAGGAGATTGATTTTCTTATCCTTCATTTTATCTTTGTTTTTCAGAATATCATCAAACATTTTAACACCTAATATAATTTTAATAACTTTTTTTCGAGGTCGTGGAAATTCTCCTGATATAATTTGAACTTATTTTTAGCCAGAAATTCATATAATTGTTCGGGTGGTGGCATAAGATATTTATGGTAATCTTCCAAAACTCGTTGCTGAATTACTTTTGGTATCTCTCTGAAATCAATGAGAATTTTATTTTCCCGAAATCTTTTTTCCAACTTGTTTTTCTTCAACCATTTTTGGTATCCTTCTTCCATCACTTTCTTCACCGCGGTATCTCCAAAGGCCGGCCGGCGGATATTTGCTGGCCAATCCAGAGGTGTCTTTATGTTCGGAATATCATCTTTTCTCTGACCAAGTAAACATTTTTCTACTATGAAATTCTCGATATTATCACACTTCACAAATCCTTTTTTGAGGGGATTGTAAATCTTTACATTTTTTGAACAGAGTTGTGAATAATCCTCATCAGTAGATATAATGACATACTGGTTTTCGGGGTGTTTTAGGCAGATGACACCAATAATATCATCGGCCTCCGCAGACCTTATCTTGATAACCTTGAATGGTAAATGGTTTTTTATCTCACCAATATATCTGTCCAATTCGAGATGGAAGCCATCCCAATCAACACCACTTTTATCTCTCACGGATTTTCTGGAACGCTTATAACCTGACCAGTATTGCTTTCTCCAAGAATTCTTGTAATCTACCGCGAGAATGACTTCTCTTGTATCAAGGTTTCTGACAAGAGATTTTACAATATTGTCGAATATCAAATATTTCCATAATTGATAATCTGGATGTGGTGAGTGTGCTCCGATCATCTTCAAGAAGAAGATACGGATGGCGAGATTGTTGAAATCAAAAACATTTATTTTCATCACAAATTCCTTTATAATTATTTATCTATTTCTTATTCCACTTCTTTTCAAGATCTTCAAGAGGCTTCCAGAAATCGGCAATGGCTTTATTCATTGTCCTCTCAAATTCTTTCCATTCTGCTGTCCTAAGCATTTGTTTTGATTCTGCGGCGCGGAAGAGTATATTATCTACGCTATCTTCAAGATCGTTCATAAATTCTTCCAAAAATTCTATTTTGTCCATAATTGGAACATCTTCTGTCAATACTTTTCTGATTTTTGTCATTTTATTATTCCGCCTTGGCTATTATTTCTACTATCCTGTCACAGGCCTTTTCTATTTGGCCTGCGGCTCTTCTCAAATCTTTCATATATTCATCTGCCTGATGTTTATATGCTGGTGGAATTTCGTTTATTGAAATTCCAGCGTCCTCTATTGTCTCATAAATTTGAGTTATCATAACACCGAATTCTTTGAAGAGATGTTTTGCTGTTCCCCGATCTTCCGTAAGAATTTTTCTTACCTTTGTCATTTTCTTTCTCCCTTGGCGATGAGATCCGTTATATTATTCATTTCGGCGATGATTGTATCAATATATTTTTCTATATTTTTGATTTTCTTCTCCACATCTTTCAAGTCTTTATCTTCGAGATATTTGGGCGTTTCAACTCTCATACTGGAAATTATCTCATCAAAGGAGCCGATAATATCATCAAGAACATTTGTATAGTATTTTGCCAGGCCTTTGCTTTCTGTCAGGTATTGTCTTACTTTACTCATTTATTCCTCCTCATCGTCCTCGTCTTTCCATCCTTTTCCACCCAAGAAAATTTTTGTATCCCCCGCATAACCCAGTTGAACATTTTGTCCTTCTTCCAATTCTATACCGATGACCCTTTTGATGAGAGCCTTGAAGCCACGCCAGTTCCCGTTGGAAACATATTTTTCCATTTCCTCGATTTCACTATTGGATGCGTTTTTATAAAATCTTACCATCTCCGAGAAGCCAATGTTCCCGGCATATACTGCTTCTTGGAGCGTAAGAAACGCTCTGTATTTCATTTTTCCTCTTTGGACAGCCCGTATTCCACGAATATTTTCTTGATGTGATTTTCGATTTCGTGTGCCGTATCTGATCCCCTGCTTTTTGTTCTGTTATGAACGATGGTGTCACATATTTTAGCCAAACATATTATAGCAGTCATCAGACCTTTCAATGCTTTAGCTAATCCCTTTTTATTTATCTCGTTCATTTAATTTTACGAATGTAATCCCCGTGTTTAATATAAAACGACTTATTGTATCTTGATTTTTTCATAAATTGCTGAGCGGACGAGCCAGACTTAAATCTTATTCTTCTTCTACCGTGTGACATATTCTGGTAAAATTCGTCCTTGTCAACATTGAAAATGGGTAGATTGTCTCTCTGGTTGATACCGTCAGCTGACAATCCCTCAATATCTGGAATTGGAACTTGCTCCATTTTTCCATCAAACTTTGTATCCTGTTGCGCCGTTTGTTCAGGGGATACTGTTTCCTGACCCATAAATTCTCCGGGCATAAAATCCTCCTACATTCTTTTCTTTGTTTCTTCCTCTGTAAATTCTCCTGTGAGGAATTTTTTTAATAGCCTTCCAACTTTTTTTATGATACCTACTGGTTTCATTTCTACTGGTATTTCATCTGGAACAATTTCTAATAAAAGACTTCCCCTTCCTTTCCCCAATTCGAAAGTGGATCTTCCCATTCTGTATTTTACTCTTATTTGTGGGTTCATTCGGAGGTAGTATGCCAAAAATACTTGCCTGCATCCTTTTCTCCTCAAAACCTCTATGAGATCGTCAAATTCTTCATTTACTTGATAAGGAACAACATTTTCATTTGTTAATCTATCATAGAAGAAAGTAGAAACAAAATCTGCGAATTGTGAGCTTGTAAGTTTTAATCTCATATTATCTGTCTTATAATATCCGGTGTAGTCAATTCAAAAAATGATTTCATATCATAAAAAGCAATCGAGGGTGTTTCACTCTCAAAAAGAAGATGGACAGATTTTGGTAAATCCACCTTCACAACTTCCTTCAATTGAAATCTCGTATTACAGTTGATGCCCACAATAATCGGAAAACCAAGCTTCCTGTATATTAGCATCGGTTTCTTCTCGGCCTTGGTGGCAGCCTCTACACATTGCAGCCAGAATTTCTCTATATCAAAATTCTTGTTATCCTTCAAATGCTGATGAAAACTGGCTTTTGGATATCCTGTTTTCAATTCCACACTAAATCTGTCAGTAAAAAATGCTCCCTCTGGTCTGATGGCTATAATATCTCCGGATATTTCCTTATTCAACTCCGATATCGTTGCCATCCCACCCGATGACGGGGTTCTCCAAAAGACATATGGTTTTTCCTTACCAGTTAACCAGACCGTGAGAAACTTTGCTATCTCACGTTCAAATGCACCACCTTTCATACAATTTCCTTATGGTAGTATTCCCATTCCCCTTCATCTTTATTTATATCTTCTATGTCATCCAGCTCTTTCATTACATAATTCCAATCACCCGTGAACCTGATTGCCCTATCATCGATATAGGCGTTTGCTGGAACCTTTATCATTGTGATAAAGTCATAAGGGATTTTCCACCTCTTGAGCCATTTCTCCATCAATCTGATGGCGCCTTCCGGATTGTCCGAGGCGAGGGGTCTGGATGTATGCACAAATATACAATAGCCCATATCTTTGAGCTTCAATAGAAATTCCCGTACTCCTTCTGTTGGTCTATCATATATTGAGCCGTCGTGGTATTTCCTCGAATATTTGTGTATAACACCGTCAAAATCAATACAAATTCTTTTTCCATTGATGACGGTACTTTCATCGTCATCTTTCAATAACATATTCATTCATTCTCCTTATCATCTTTTATATCAAAAACAATTTTTAATATCTTGGGTATCGGCTTTCCCTTTATTATAAGCCTTGCCGTTACAAGTGTTGAGGTAAAAAATACCATCATTATGACCCAAACGATAGCGGCAATCGTTGTGTCAGACATATCTCCTTAGTCGTTTTTAGCTACCGCCTTTTCTGCCTCTTTTCTTGTTTTACCTTTTCCTCTCCAAAAAGTAGATTTCCACGCCGTATCTTTGATTGATGCACAGTATGCTTCGGGATCATCGACTTTACCCTTCATTCTTCGAACACACGCATCGAAAAATCCCTCGTCTTTTGGAGAAAGACCTTCCTTCTCGGCCTCTGTCAAGAACTTTTCAAAAAAATAATCCCCGATGTATTTCCTCCACTTCATTTTTTCTTCTCCTTATATTTTCTACCACCCGTTTCTTCCGATTCTAACCAAGATTTCCACCCCTGATAGTAAGCGTCAGCGGAGCAATCGGCTTGTCCATACCAATTATAATCCTTGAAATGAAATTGCCACATCTTTCTGGAACCCATTTTGGTGCCGTGAACCCAGGCTTTCTTTATATCTTCTTTACCGAGAACCTCTTTAACCCGTTCCAATACACCGCTTTTCATTGAACGGCAAAAACCGTGGCTATCCTCTGTTAGGTACTCTCTTATTTTCATTTCAAATAATATGTTTTTTCCTTTTCGTGACCTATCCTGATTTTCGATGCACACCACAAATCAATTCCAGCTTCTTTCAGTCTTACAAAGAGTGCCATATCCTCCGACATAAAGAACACGGGTTTTCTAATCTTTTTATCAATTGAAAATACCGGCATAAACCAAGGATAGTCTATGCTTTCTATTACACCGGATCTCATTATACAGAAACCGAGGCCGGAGGCATCAACTTTTCCCAGTTCCGGTAATTCATCTACCTCAGCTGCCGTGAGGAGCCTCTGGCTTATAATACCGTTTGGATGTTTTGTAATACTACAAATTGTAGACACATCAGACCTATCTTCCGCCACTCTTGGATAAACAGCTGTCAATGCCTTTATTTCTGGCCTTTCCCTCATAATTTGTAGCAGGGCATTGAAATCCTTTACTCTCCATTCCTGATCGCTATCAAACCACATTATGTAGTCGTATTTGAATTGACCCTGAAAAGGCTTCTGATTGGGCCCCAATTCAGGTTTGGCGCCTAAACATTGATTTCTCACCTGATACACATTTGCTCCGGTTGCCCAATTGACAATAAAGGGCATTTCCTGTTTACGACATTCTATTATCGTATTAGTCCAGCTTCTCATAAATCGGTAGCTGAACTGTTTTCCCGGCACACAAAACACAATTGTTTCCATTAGCCCTCACATCTGGATTATTCTTTTTAGGTGTAATATTTCTTTATAATCTTATTTACAACTTTGCTCATCGTAAGATTTGGTGGGCCGCCTTTAAGTTTACCGTATTCTTCCGTATCAAATTTCAAAACTATTCTTTTGCCGCCCTGTGCTTTTACAAATTTCTTGATATATTTGAACTCGTCACTCTTAGGATTTTCTTCGTATGCAGAAATTATCGCATCTGTAAGTTCTTTGTTTCCTTCAATCTCGTATGTATCGTGACCAATTTTGTCCGCAGTATATGACGAACCTTCTGTAATATACTTTTCTATTGTTTTATCAATCTTTTTCATCAGCAAGTCTTACCTCCGTGGCGATATGGTCGTGTCATATTATATTTATGTTTCTTTTCGACACTTTCCGATATATCTATACCAAGCGCTCCACACATATCCCATATACGGATAACCAAATCCGAAAGTTCCTCACTCAAACAGCCACTCTCCCCTTCCGGTATCTTGTTCCTGTATGCTTCGAGTGCCTCAGATATTTCACTATGTAAAAGACATAATAATTCTGGTATCGGTCTGTCCTGATCCCACCATCCCTTTTCCACAGCCAGACTGTGTATTTCTTCCGGGCTAACAATTTCAATCTTTTTCATTACCAAGTCCAATTTTATTTTTAATTTTATCGAAAAATGTCTGTTGCTGTTCCTGTTCTTTCTGAACAAGGAAATTGTACACCAGATCGGCATATAAATCGGGGGAAAGAATATGACCAGTATTATAGGGGCTAAATTCTGACAGAAATAACTCCATAAAGTAGGGGTTTTTCCTTGTCCATTCGTGGAGATATTCAAACCATAACCATTCGGAAAAGTTCGGGGTAATGAACTTATCCGGTCTGAATACGGGCATCATACCACAATGCTTGCAGATGTAGAACATCTGACCGTCTATTATCATTGTAACTGGTTCGTGCCAGCAAAGGCCCATAGCCTTTGCCAGGTACTTATCTCTTTTTGACATACGCAAAATAATCCCTAAACACGGATACTTTCATACCCATATTTATAGGATTATTATACCATATTTTCAGTAATTTGTAAAGAAACTATCTGTTGCGTTTTTCCCACGCTTCCCTGTACAATCTACCGATACAGAGGAAGGCGCCGAGGACAAACAGACCGATAGTGAAGGTGGGTTCCATCTGTAGAGCCTTGTCAATCCACATTCCTACATACAGGAAGAGGAATGAAGAAATAACCGTGGCGAAACTCCATGCGCTCAATGTCAAGACCTGATGTATCATAATAGCTCCTTTCGGTGGGGCGGGGTCATCCCGCCCCATATATAAGGATTAACCAACCAGATTTTTGATGAGCTCAATAACCGGATTGGTGAAAAGTGCAATCAGAATAGCGTAGAGAGCGAAAGAACCTACGGATTCGCTCAGACGGATTTTGTTATACTTCTGCTGGAGAGAAGTGATAATCAATCCACCAACAATCAATGTTCCAAGGTGGAAGTAGGGAAACTCACCTGCATTTGCTACCATAACGGATTCTGCATAGGTGAAGGTTCCGGTTACCAGAATAACAAAAATCATTGTAATCAGGGTTGCTAAATTCTTTTTCATCTCATTTTCCTCACTTTCTATTGGGGGTTCTTGACCCCTCTACCCCTTATACATCAATAAGCATACCAAAACTCGATTTTTTGGGAAATATTTTCTCCAACAATTTCAATATAATAGATTTTTGTTATGATTACTATTGACATTATCAATGGGTAATTTAATGTTTCGTTCAATCATTTCGTTCAATCGTTTAACGAAATATTATTAGAATAAGCGCATATTATAGAGGAATAAGTTGCTTTCTAATTCCTCTAATAGACTATTTTTTTGTTTCTGTTTAGATTTGGTGGGATTATTTGTGAAAATTACATCGGCATTATAACCGCCCTGAGATTGTTTTGTTTTTAAAACATTGATCCAATTTTTTTCCTTTTTCCCGGCCTCTTTTCTATTATCCGTTTCATCAATTATTTGAGAAATGAATTTGTCTTTTCCATATTTCCTTATATCTTCTCCAAGCATCGTTTTTGCTATGGAATGGCCTCTAAATCTGTTTTTTATACCGTTTTTAGTGATACCTACATATTTTTTCTCATTTACAGTATTTAGTATCACATATATTTTCCATTTCATATAATTATTTAGACCCAAAAAAGGGGAGCATTTCTGCTCCCCCTCTTGCGGATGGGAAATGATGGATTATAGCTCATCGAGTTCTTTTAATAAATCCTGATCGGGCGGCTCCTCATAATCATCAACATCCTCTTCAGCTGCCGATTTCTTTGGTGGTTCTACTGCTGTTGATTTTGGTGGGGCTACAGGCTCTTCTTTTCTCACATCACCATTCGCTACTTTACCTCTGTATCTTGCCCATTCGTCTTTCACGATTTCCCACAACATTTCCCCCTTGAGAAGGGAAATGATATCTTCATCTGACATTCTCTGTGAGGAAATATATTCATCTACATCGAATGCTTGACCCAAAATGGTCTGGATTTCCTTGTCAGTTCTTGCCAGGGCATTTGGTTTTCTGGCAAACTCGGAATCTGCGTAAACAGGCCATTGTTTACCATCTCTCGTTGGCTTTGTGGCCTTTACTTTGATGATAAAGTTATAACCTTCTTCGCCCGGATCAAATACGGCTTTTCCAAGACCGTGTTTCATATCTGTGATTGTTCCCTTTAGCTTCGATTCGACTTCTGCTGGGAACTCATATAATTTTACCGTGTTGGTGAACTTCTCTTCTCTATCTGTATCCCGCGGGTCATCCACTACAAAAATATTGCCGACAAATTTCTCTTTTCTCTTTATCGTGGATGCCTGTTGCTTATCAGCCTGTGTTCCTGTATATAATTTACTGGCTGCCGCACAGAAAGGACACCAATTATAAAAGTCATAGGTCTTTTCACAAAGAGGGAAGTACCATCTGTCACCGGACTTGAACCCGTGATAGTAAAATCTCTTGTAAAATCTTCCCTTGGGATCTGGAAGGTATCTTACCTCATAGACCTTTGGCTTGTCCTGTGTTCCCATTGATGGGGTCTGCCATACTGTTTCAGACCTGCGAGGGCCAGCTGTTTTCTTCGTTTCCTCTTGTTGTTTTTCTTCTACGAATTGGTCAAATAAATCTTTTTTTATCCATTTACTCATCTTCTTCTTCCTCCATTTTCTTTTCTAATTTTTCGATTTTTTCTATTAGTTGTTTAATCATCCTTTCTAAATCTTCAAGTATTTGTCTGTTTGTTCTGTAGGTTTTATCCATTCATTGACCTCATATTATCATTTTACCACTTTTTTCTGCCGATGGAAAGATTGCCTCCTTTTTCTTGGCTTTTCCTTACTTTCGTTTAGGTTGTTTTCCTTATACTTTTTCTTTATTTCTTCCGGAAAATCCTTATCATATAACATCGTGCCCGACGGTGGTGGTGTTATCAGCAAGTCCTTCCTGTTTATCCTTTTTACCATTCTCATATCTCCTGTTCAAAGTTACGAACACTCTTTCCATAAACTCCGGAAAATTGTCCACAACCTCAACATACTTTCTGTAATTTTCCACTATGTAAGGTATCTGTGCCCTGTCATCGTCCGTCAGAGATACAAATCCCTTGTTTATTAACCAGACAAGGATATATTTGTCAATTTTCCCCTCTATGTAATGTTTTATTATTATACTCTGATGACCTTCTTTCTGTTTACAGTAGAATGAGAGGGGCAATATATCATCAAATTTTTCCTTGAACTGCTCAAGATATTTCCTGATGAATTTTGTTGAAGTTACAATTTCCCTTTTCCCGCCGCGCAATTCCCGCTTCTTATTCTTGTCCTTCTCGATATAATATTTCAACAATTTGATATTGAAAAATCTCACATAAGTAAAATTCTTCCCAAACAATTCAAATCCACAGGCCATAAATTTATTGATGTTTATATTTTTCCATTTTGTAGAGAAATACAGGGCGGCCTTGTTCAGATATGCCCTGTTCTGCGAGGACATTTTGGTATTGAAATAATATTCAAAATCCTTTGGTAGCTGATACGGTCTTGCGTGATGTAGGGCTTGGGCCCTTCTAAATGCCTTGTAAACTTCGAAAACTGTCATATCAAAATGGAACCTTCTTTCCGAATAATTTTAAATTTGAGTTGATATAATGCCTTACATTATAATAATTGTTTTCTTCCCACCACAATTGTGCCTTTACTGTTTCGTAATCTTTCTTCCAGCTCTTCGCCCTCAAGTCAATGTCCTTTACAAGATTTTCCAGATTGGAAATCAATTCATCATCGTTATTTGCCCTGGCAAAGGCATTTTTATATGGCTCTATATTAGTATACACCGCCGGAACACCAAGGGCAACATACTCCAACATTTTTATATTGCTTTTACATTCATTGAATATACCGGGCATTAGCGGGGCCATAGCCATATCTACATCGAGCCTCTTCAGGAATGCTGGATACTCAAATATATTTCTCCACCCGTGGTGCTCTATTTTTCCCTTGAGGTCAATGAGTTCTTTTGGAATACCGCCACAAATCACCCATTGATATTTATCAACTGTGCCACGGATGTATTTGAGGAGCTCTTGGCCAAAGTCTCCACCGGATTTTCCCGGCTTGACAGCAAAATGATTTTCTGACCCCGCCCAGAGTATTCGTGGTTTTGTTTCTCTCGGATTGTTTTCGTGCTTCGGGATAATTTCTCCCCACACAAATTTGGGTAGATGGTTGGGAATGATTTCTATATTGGTATTATATTTAGAGTATACTTCTTTGAGCTTCTCCGTTGAAACGGTAATACCGTTTACTTTTGTCATCATCTCTTCGATGTTCTTTTCGTTATCCCTATAATAATCAGAGGCATAATTCCAATCGGGAATATTGATGAGAAGGTCATCAATCTCGTAGATGATGGGGGTTTTATAGGTCTTTGTTACCTGATTGATAAAATTAGATATGAGGGCAAGATGGGATTTGGTTGCGGCCCTTTGAAATATAACAAAACTAAAATTTTTGTAGTAATCAGTCTGCCTTATGAAATACGCTGAATAGAAACCCACGAATCTATAACCTTGATATCGTAGGTGTGGGAGAAATAGGTGTGGATAGATAACTCGTATCGTTCCACACCCTTGCGTATCTCCTACATAACTAAGTATGTTTACTGAGGCAGGCTTTGATATAACCTGCAAATTCATTTATTAAGTTGTCCAAGAATCTTCAAGTTCAATGCTTTGGGTGTTGGAGATACCCGCTCTTACATTGGTTGTATCTACATCCCTTTTCAATTCCTTTCTCTGTATGAGATGTTTATTTAAAATGTGGATTGTGGGGAGTCCAATCGGTGTTCTGTTTGCGATTGATCCCGTATTCACATTTTCTAGCACGCCTTCAACTTCCTTTGCTATAGTTAGAATATCTTCAGCCGAATTCCATTTTGGTTTCCACTTCCATTTTCCCCAGCAATCAGGTTGTGCCTGGTGATAATGTGAGAAGAATCTCAAGCCAATTGGTGTTCTTGTTGAAACAGACTTTACATTATCTCCTTCTGTCGATACTAATATAACAATCGGTGTAATAAGTTTCTTTTGAAACTTTGTCTCTATCGGTTTTTGGTCTACAAATTTTGGCCAGTAGATACTCCTTATGTACCAATAAATTTCTCCTTTTTTATTGCCCGGAGAAATTGAAAGCCCGCGCTCCGCCTGCTGAAAGGAAACCTGAGGCATAATTTGTGAACTTTCGAGTTTCCTCTTTAGCTCTATTTCCTTTCTCTCATATTCTTCTCTATAGGTTTGAACAAATGACACCATATCAGCCACTTTCTTTTGAATGTTATCCTTTATGGATGCCAATTTCTGGTTGAGAATATGTTTGTATTCTCTTTTAATCTCATCTATAGAGTCAAGATTTTCGACTTCGATAAGTTTAAGTTTTAAAATTTTATCTCCGGCCCGGAGGGATAAGCCCTTCAGTTCAACATCATTTATATTGACGGTATCAACCGTGGCAAATATACTTGACATCTCGTTCAAAAGGGTTTCGGAGATATCCCTTGGTGCGGCCATAATTTCATACCTTTCTTGTTTGTTTTTGAGTGGGGGTAGCTGCTACGCACCCACCCCCTTCTCAATTAGAAACCAGCGACATCGTAAGGTCTGATTTCAACCTTGTCGCCCTCGTTAAGCACTTCGGGAGCCTGTGAGGGTTTGATTTCGCTGCCGTTGAGGATAATTCTGAATTTTCCGAAACCGGCATCTCTCGCGAGATTCATAACGGTATCCTTAAACGGTGTGCCGGGGGTAAGTGGAATAGAAGCATTGTTTACCAGAGCACAAGTCTCTGAAGAAAATTCTGCTCTACGCTCTTCTGCGCCATTCCATACATCATCTCTATCCATAAAAAAACCTCCTATCAGGATTTCAACTAATTATATCATATTTCAAATAGTGTGTAAATAAGAAATTATACCTCTTTTCTTGACATTAGATAATACTTCTCCGTGCCGTCTTTCTTCTCGACAAATACCATACCAAGTTCCTGCTGTCTCACAAAGGCGAAATTCGTTCTGAAATTGTCGAAATCATCTTCGATGACGGACATCAGGTTCACAAAGTTCCTGTAATCAAAACATAGGTTCAAATCGTCCTCTTTTATATCCTGTAATAAATCAAATTTCAGAGTGTTGGAATATGGATTCTGTTTATCTGTAGTCTCCATCGAGAATATCTTGTTTATGACGGTGAAATATATTTTACCGAACCTCATTCCAATTTTCTTGATTTTATTGAAATCGGATATGAATGAAGAATTTAAGTCAAACGAGACAAAATATTTTACACTTTCTCTCGGCGCCGTTGCTGAAAAAACAGTAACGACATTTGGTGAGCAGAAGAAGATATTTGATTTCTGGTTTCCAGATGTAATCGCTATTTTTTCATCGAAAATTCTGATATCCGCCTCTTCATCACCTTCTATAAGGGCGAGATATGGCATAACAGATATACTTGGTTCCGAAAAGTTCAATGTATATTCGGCTCCCCTCTTTATTTCAAGTACATCATTTGCGACATCCAGAATTACGATGGCATCCTTGGAATTTTGCATCAACATTCTGGATTGGATTTTATCTGAAGTTAATTTCAGCTGAACACTCTCTATTGAAAAATTGAGTGTTGCTTTCTGTAACACAGATTTAAAATTCTCAACATTTAATTTCATACTTTTACTCCACTTTTTTCTTTTTTGTTATTCTTCTTGTGCCAGTTCTCTTTCTGGTTGGCTTCTTTTCTGACTTGACTAAATTGTCCGGCTTGACCAGCTGGTCAGGTTGGGTAATTTCGTCAAGTTCCTTTTCTTCAACAATAACATCCTCACTTACGGGTTCTTCTTCAGTTGGTTCTTCTATTACATCTACTACGGGTTCCTCTAATTGTTTTTTCAATTCTTCAAGATCTCTCAACCGCTTTATTTTTTCATATTGTTCAACATTGATATTGAATCTACACCTGAAGCATATACCATCGTATAATCTTATTCTCACTTTCTGGCACTTTTTGCAAATTCCACCATGCATTTCTCCGCCTCTCTCTTTGATACCCCAAATTCGAGCATCAATGATTTTATTTTTTCTCCCTTCTCTTTGTCCTTTTCAGACTTTCGGGGCCATTTTATGTATCTTCGGCCCTTGGGGATCTTATTATAATAGTATTTATATACCCATTCGTCCTCAAGGTTGAATAAAATCATATTGACATCGTTCACCATCTCTATAAGAGAGGTGTCGTGAGACAACCACAATGATAAGACATAAGCAGACACGATTTTCTTCTCGTAGTCCATACCCGTTTTATAATATATGGAATTGAGAACATCGAATATTGTTCTTTCTTTCATAGAACTCCCTTCTTTATAAGGGAAACAACCATCGTCATAAAATTGATTTCCTTGTTTGCCACAAGGCTGTCTCTATAAAGGTATTCTCCTATTGCTAGGATGGCGTCGCCAGGACTTTTCAATTTTCCCGCGCTTTCATAGAAATGAAGATACAAATCGGGATAATTGATTGAATGTCCTCTCAAGAGTTTTCTGATATCATCCAGATTTTTCTCTTGGGCTGCCTTGAATATCTGGAAATGTATCTCTGATACTTCATCCACTTTGATACCATCTATTTTACCATCAATAGTATTCATTTGTAAAGTATGAATGATTTTTCTGATATCGGGGTACAATTGCTTGATGATGGTCACAATGGCTTTTGTGTCTCCCACCTTCACACCTTCCTTCTTCAGTATATCCATACAATGCTGATAGATTTCTTTGGCGGGTGGATTGGTCAACTCGATAACCTGGCATCTCGATTGGATTTCTTTTATCATCTTGTGACCGTAGTTACATTGGAAGATGAATCTTGTAATACCTTCCACCTGCTCTATCAAATCCCTTAGCATTGCCTGGGCCGCTGGGCTGAGATAGTCACTTTCGTTCATTACAACGATTTTCATCTTGGTCACGCCGAGGGCCGTAGCAAATGATTTCACCTTCGTCCTGATACCATCAATTGATGTTTCATCGGAACAATTCAATTTGATAAAATCGAGTTTTGTTTCCTTCAGAAAGATATTTGTATAGGTTCCCTTACCAACTCCGGGCGGGCCCACCAACATCAGATTGGGTATTTCGGTCAAGGCCTTCTGTAATCTCGGCTTCACCACATCATTCAATATTATATCCTCAAATTTTTGAGGTTCATACGCAAATGTCCAGATTTTTGTTTCCATATTTTACTTATTCAATTCTTTCTTGAGTAGTTTTGATGCTTTGAATTTGATGACTTTCTTGGGCGCAACGGTGATTTGTTCCCCCGTTTTCGGGTTTCTGATTTTTCTCTCTGGCATATTCAATGTATAGAAAGTGCCCAGACCCATCAAGGAAACCTTTTCGCCTTTCATAAGACCGTTCAGAATACCAGAAACTACAGAATCAACGGCAAGTTTAGCATCGGTCTTGGTAATACTCATATCATTTGAAACGAAGTCTGACAAAACTTTCCTGTTCATACGGTTTTCTCCTTTCATAGATTTTTGATTTATTATACCAGAAAAACATTGAAATGTAAACATTTTCGATATTTTTATTTACATCGCCATAAATATGTGATAGAATACAATCGTTCCTTGAAAATTTGGGGGTGCACAGGCTTCGACAGAGGTTTTGGTACTTCAGGCGCACGCCGGAGATAATCATCGGCTCCGTTATCAACTGATTATCATATAAGCGCAGACTACAGTTATAGTTACGCAATGGCGGCTTAGTTAACCGCCCACAATTTTCATACTCTCCTCTCCATCGGGGTTGGAAATTGTTCAAATCAATGGGGAGCCGGGAAAATAGGTTGTTTCGCCTATTTCACGGTAATAAAGAAACTGGATTTGATGTATCGGTTTTCTGTTAGGAGCATCGAATTGACCGCAACAAACAGAGAAGCGTGTAATTCACCTGATTTATCGGGGCTTTTGGACGCCGGTTCGATTCCGGCCACCTCCACCATAAATAACAATGAGGGGGTCATATAATGAAGGGCGAGCGATTCTTTTCATAGAATCTTGCCAAAGGGCAGTATAAGCCCCCTACGAAGTAAAGGAGATACTGCCCTTTTTTATTGCGTAAGTCATTGAAATTATTGAGAAACATTTTTCTTGACAGGGATACCGTATTATGATATGATATGTCGTATTCTTTGAAAATTTAGAGGGTAGTAGAGATGAACTTGTTGCGGCAAGTTGAACGAACTCGTAAGGAACAGAGGAACCGCCATTCCATCTGTTCGCCCTCTTTATTATAATCCGTGGGTTGTCACCGTTTCCTGTCCTGACAACATCTGGCCTCGCCGCCGTGGAGCCACCCCAGCGAGGGAATAACTGGTGGCCAGCAGGAAACACATTCCGGTATGGTGAAACGGTATCACGAATGGCTGTTAACCATTAGTTATTGGTTCGATTCCATTTACCGGAGCCAGAAAAAATTGTTTACATTCTATGTAAACTGTGTTATAATTTACATATATAATATTGACATATAATTTCAGAGGATTCTATGACGAAATATTTTCTACATAAAGATTGTTGGTTTTATTTAGTGCCGAGCCTTGCGATTGAAACAAAGCCAGCAGAGGGGGGCACTATAGAATAGAAGAGTCAAATCCTATAGAGTAGAATTATTGAAGGGAGATTGGGTTTTGACTCAATCTCCCTTTTTTGTTTTTGTTCTTTGAAAAATATCGGAGAGTGGCGCAGATGGTAGCGTGCTTGACTTGGGATCAAGAAGTCGCAGGTTCAAATCCTGTCTCTCCGACCAGAATGTAGATTGGCGTCCGGAATTATTACTGTTACAAATGGGGGCGTCACCTCGTAACAGGGTAATGTCAATCTACACAAAATATAGAGGTTGTGAGTGGAAACACTTCATCGAATGTCAGCCTGAGGCCGGGCTGACCTGTAGCCTGATTGCAAGGGATACGAAGTAGATAAGAGTTAGACACATATTACATAGTATACGATGTATATGCTACAACCTCTTTATATAGCCGGTTAGCTCAATTGGGAGAGCATCACGTTTACACCGTGAGGGCCGGGGGTTCAATTCCCTCACCGGCTACCAGAAAATATAGGTGTAAACAAGGTAGTCCGGAACGCCTTGGTCAGTTCGTCTAATGGATAGGACAACTTTGAGGAAGTAAATTCGTCGCGCGGCGGACACTTCCATAAAGGAAATGTGGGTTCAACTCCCACCTGACAACACCTCTATGAATTACTCATATAGGCGGTAAGAGCCCTATATGTAATGGTGTGGTAATGAGTGAGGATAACCACAACGAAAACACCTTACTCACTATAGAATCGTAGCTCAGTTGGGAGAGCGTTGCCCTGACACGGCAAAGGTCGTGGGTTCAACTCCCGCCGATTCTACCATCTTTGAAAACAGAATATACAGATTGGCGCTCGAGATTATTTCTGTGACTATATTGAATCTATGACGAGCCGCCGGCCGGAAACCGGGAGTGCGCGGTAGAGTGATTAGGAATGGGATAATGTCAATCTGTAAAAAAATGTCGTGGTGATTGCAGAAATGTGAGGAGGAAGCCGGATAAAACTTATGTCCAATACCGGCCATCACCACGCCCAGAAAAAATATGGGGCGTTAGCTCACTATGGGAGAGCATCTCGCTTGCACCGAGAAGGCAGAGAGTTCGAATCTCTCACGCTCCACCAAAATATCCCGGTGATGCTGGTATCGAATCCAGCACGATGTATAACATCGTTAGAATAAGGTTCCTTCAATTCCCCGGGCGGGATTTTCGCGGGTAAGATTGGTATCTCGCCATGGCTCATAACCAAGGTTCAGGGGGTTCGATTCCCTCACCCGCTACCAAAAACACGGGAGATGTTCCCCACGGCGGTCTGTAAAACCGTTGTCTATAATTATGTGGGGCGGCAGACGGGTGGTTCAACTCCTCCATCTCCCACCAAAATATATGGTGGCAGAAGCCAAATGGTGAGGCACAGGGTTGTGGCCCCTGTAAGGAGCGGGTTCGATTCCCGTCTGTCACCCCAAAAATAGATGGTGATATAGTAGTATCAGTAACGGTTGATAGTATTGTGGGCTTCTACTAAAGCTTGGTCACACAAGAGGGTAAACACCGTCCAGTAGGGTTGGAAACCTACCCATCTATAGAATGGCCTTGTAGCTTAGTAGCCAGAGCACTTGACTGTCAATCAAGTAGGCGTGGGTGCAACTCCCATCAAGGTCGCCAGAACTTGGTGGTACTCTTCCATCACGCCATAGGGAACGGAACGGGAAATCATAACCGTTCATCAACCTATGGAAAGAGAGAACCGTGAAAATCGGTTCTGTGTAGATGACTTGCAAGCATCTACACTTAATGGGCTCGTGGCCAAATAGCTAAGGCGACGGTCTGCAAAACCGTAGATTGTGGGTGCAATTCCCATCGGGCCCTCCAGAAAATATGGGAGATGTGGGTTAAAGCCCCACCGGATGCCGCGGTAATCCGTAGGTTAATGAGAATAAACCGCCCTCCAAAATATAGACCCGTAGGCGAAACGGATTATGCCGCCACCCTTTCAAGGTGGAGATTGCGAGTTCAAATCTCGTCGGGTCTACCATATATGGGATGTGAGCTACGATGTTGGTAAGGCCTGAAGGGGCACTCTATAGGGATGCCAACTTTTTATCCCTATAAAATAGTGATGCCAGTAGGTATAATCCTACCACATCCCACGAAATATGAGGTCGTAGCTCAACGGTAGAGCAACTGGCTTTTAACCAGTAGGTTGAGGGTTCAATTCCCTTCGGCTTCACCAAAAATATGTGGGTATGTAGCAAAGTGGCAAATGCAATCGGCTCTTAACCGATAGAGCGCAGGTTCAAATCCTGTCATACCCACCAAAAATAAAGTTGTATCAAAGGCAAACGTATGTGCCGATTAGTGGTCTGAAGCTCCGTCATTTGGCGGTGGTGGACGGTTCAATTCCGTTGATACAATTTTTATAAAATACGGGTCTTTGGTGTAAACGCAAACACACTTGTCTCCAAAACAAGCAGATGAGGGTTGAAATCCTTCAAGGCCCGCCATAAAAAGTGTCGAAAGAGGCACAGAAGGTCGAGAGATTTTCGACATACTATGCCTAATTATACAATTTTTGCTCCCATCGTCTAATGGTTAGGACGCTGGCCTCTCACGCCGGAAATATGAGTTCAAATCTCTTTGGGAGTACCAGAGGAAAGAATATGTATCACGATTTTTACATATACAAAAATGTAAGACCGAATGGTAACCTCATGAAAATACAAGTCATCAAGGAGTTGAGGTCTGTGCTTTCTCTTGGTCTGAAAGAAGCAAAAGACATTGTTGACTTTATGGATACTATCACGGGAACCAATAGTTTGTCATACAGGGTAAATATGACGAAGGAACAGGCATTACAATTAAAAGATTTGGGTTTTAGTATCTGGTACGCGAGTACGGGGAAGGTAGTAACTGCTGAGGAATTTTTACCGGATGAATTATTTGTAATTGAATAGAATGGGGCGTTAGCTCAGTTGGGAGAGCACAAGGCTGGCAGTCTTGGGGTCGAGAGTTCAAGTCTCTCACGCTCCACCAAGGATTGAAAATGGGAAGAACATTTATAACAGCGGATACTCACTTCGGTCACGAAGATATGATTGGTTTCTGCAACAGGCCTTTCAAGACCGTGGAAAAGATGGATAGGGTTTTGATAAGGAACTGGAACGAAAGGGTGAAACCAAAGGACACCGTTATATTTGTTGGAGATTTTGCTTTCAATGAATGTAACAGAGTGGATTATTATATTGAGAGGCTGAATGGTGACAAGGTTTTTATCAGGGGAAACCACGATAAAAACAACGGGCTCAAGACAAAAATTGAGAATCTCACTTTGAGAAACGGAAATAATCTTTTGTATTGTGTCCACGATCCAAGACACATAAACAGGGATATCAATATCAACCTTGTTGCTCACGTTCACTTGAATTGGAGAGCAAAGTGGATAACTTGGAATGATACAAAAAGAGGAAATATCCTCATCAATGTAGGTGTTGATTGGTGGAAATTTTATCCGGTTGAATTACAGGAGATAATGGCTTTTGTAAATCATATCAAGAAAAATTTTCCAACATTGAATTATAACTACAATGATTGGATAAGACCTTATAAAGAGGAAAGGTAAATAAAATGTTAGGACTACCAAGTGATTACAAGTTATTGTTCAGGACTGTAGCCGGAAGTCATCTTTACGGAACCGCAACGGAAACTTCTGATGTGGATGAAAGGGGTGTGTTCCTTGCACCGGAAAGATACTGGCTCGGCTTTCTTGACAGGGTTGAACAGGTTGAGGATAAGAAACAGGACAAGGTTTTTTATGAGTTCAGAAAGTTCCTGAAACTTACTCTTGACTGTAACCCGAATATGGTCGAGTTGCTTTTTGTTCCTGAAGATAAATGGTTGAACCATTCTGATGAGTGGTTTGATGTTCTGAAAGTGAGAGATGCTTTTCTTTCCAAGAAAGCAAAACACACTTTCTCAGGATATGCTCATTCTCAGCTCAAGAGGTTGAAGAACCATAAAAGATGGATGGACGGTTTTGTTCCTACCGATAAATCCGAAAGGGAAGCATGGGAACTCTGGAAGAAAAACAGAAATCCCGAAAGATTTGCCCTTGAGGAAAAGTTTGGGTATGATACGAAACACGCTGCCCATCTGATGAGATTGATGTATGAAGGTAAGGAACTGTTACTTACCGGAAATCTTACTTTTCCAAGACCGGAAGCAGAGTTTCTTGTTTTTTTGAGAAACGGATACTGGTCTTACGATGAGTTGATGGAGAATGTTTCCAAGTTTGATGAGGACTTTGAAAGGTGGTATGAGTTATCTCCACTTCCTCATTCTCCTGACAGAGTAAGAGTAAACGAACTCTGTATGGATGTTGCAAGGAGACTATTATTGAAATAACGGGTTTGAGGGGATGCCCCGCTGACCATTCCTACAAGGAATGGGGAGGCTCATCAGGTTAGTCCTCATGGCTGCCGTGGATGGGAGCCCGTATAGAACAAAGTTCCCGCTCGGGAATAATTCGGTTCTTTTCGGAAGAAATGTTATCGGTTATTCCCGCTCGGGAATATTGGAGATGTAGCTCAGTAGGTAGTAGCGCTTGCCTGAAGAGCAAGAGGTCGGCGGTTCAATTCCGCCTGTCTCCACCAATGCCGGAATAGCGCAACTGGAAACGCAGGTCTTTCGTAAGGACAAGATTATCGGTTCAAATCCGATTTCCGGCTCCAATAAATATATGGGGTCTGGTATGGACTGGCTATGAGAAGCAAGGCTCAAATGCCGAAGCCCGTTAGATTCGGGCGCCCCATTCCAGAATAATGCCGATGTCGCCTAATGGTATGGCAGCTGATTTGTAATCAGCCGGAGAAATCTGTGGGGGTTCGATTCCCTCCATCGGCTCCAGAAAATATGCGGATGTAACTCAACGGTAGAGTATCTCGTTGCCATCGAGAAGGTTGACGGTTCAAATCCGTTCATCCGCTCCAAAATTTATGCCGGTGTGATGGAACTTGGCATACATACTGCGCTTAGAACGCAGGTTTTCGGGGTTCAACTCCCTGCACCGGCACCATAAATATATAGAAGTAAAACAGATATGGCCGAGACAAGAAAAGCAAGAAAGAGAAGGCACGAAGAGGGATTTTTCCAGAAGTATTGTAATGGAAGAGGTATTGATATAGGTTGTGGTAATGACCCCATTCTTCCGGATGTGGATATGTGGGATCTATCCATCAGTAAAGATCACGATGCAACTTATATGAAAGGTATTCCGGACAATACTTATGACTTCGTATATTCGTCACATTGCCTTGAGGATTTGGAAAAACCGGATGTGGCAATAAAGAACTGGTGGAGAATATTGAGAGATGATGGATATCTCATTATTTTTGTTCCTCATCGTGATTTATTCGAATTGAGAAGGACACTACCTTCTGCTGGTAATGCAAATCACAAATGGTTCTTTGTGATTGATAAAAATGAGCCGCCAGTTACAATAGGATTGATACCATTTATTATTGACAATCTTACGGATTATGATATAATTTATGTGAAGAAGTGTGACGATAACTACAGTTATTACATAAAAGATAACAGATATGTAATAGCGGCCGGGGAGTTTTCCATCGAGGCGGTTATCAGAAAAGGAAATAAAACAAAGTTTATAGATTAGCCGGAGTGAAGGGAATTAGGCATACCTTCCTGACTTAAAATTAGGAGTGTGGGAGTTCGACTCTCCCCTCCGGCACCAATGGGGAAGTGGTGTAATAGCAGCCACGCAAGTCTGAGGGGCTTGTGCTCGAAAGGGCGTGTAGGTGCAAATCCTACCTTCCTCACCAGAAATATCGGGGTATCGTGTCAGCGATAATGGAAGTGGGTTTCATAGACCGCCTTGACCTGACAGAAAAGAGGATGGTTGACCCTAACCTATGAAACGGGCGTGACCCCGTTCCCCGATTGAAAATATGGCCGGGTAGTTCAATGGTAGAACGTGCGACTTATAATCGCTTGACGGTAGGTTCAACTCCTCTCCCGGCTACCAATATTGGAGTTATTATGAAGCAGTTGACACAAAAAAATCTGGATGAAATCCTGTCGAAGATGTTTGAAATGGTTGGTGCCATTTATGATCCTTCCGTAGTAAAGAAAGAGAGATGGTATCTGAAATACAGATGGACAAAGATGCAGGAAGAACAATTCAGAAAGTGGTTGGTTTCTTATCTGAAGAAAAATAAGTTCTGTTTGAACACAAAGATTGCCGAAAAAGAAGCCAATTATTTTCTTCTTTGGACGGGATTTCCAACATCGGATTTTGAGAAAAAATAAGCGGGGTTCGTATAGTGGTAATACCTCAGCCTTCCAAGCTGATGCCGAGGGTTCAATTCCCTTACCCCGCTCCAGAAAATGTGTGATATGAGTTTGTTTTTTTATTTAATATTAGTTTTTATTGCGGGTGTTTTGATTGATGTGGTCATAACCGTGTATACACAGGCCGTGGCAAATAAAAAGGTATGGTCTGCTACAATCACGGCCATATTGATTACATTGATCAACTTTATTTTCATCGTGTCAATTTTACAGGGTAAGCTGTGGGTAACGGTATAGGAACTTTCTTCACGATGAAAAGAAAGGGTGCATAATGGACTACAGGATTTTCCGAAAACTCGATGAGCTAACTCCTGTAGATTGTGTCAGTAATGTGGGAGATTTTGATGAAGTCCTTTTCAAAAGGGATGACTTGTTTCTTCCCTTCGAAGATACTCCGAGATTGGGTGGGGGGAAAGTAAGACAAGCCATTTCCCTTTTTTGTTCTTTGACAGACAAATTGAAACGGTATAACGGAATATCCAGTTATGTTTCTGTTTCTTCGCCTCAGGCAATGGTCGTGACAAGGACGGCTAAGGAATTTGGGTATAAGACACATCTGGTGATTGGTGTAAACTCTCCCGTCAAGGATGTGATAAAGAAGCATCGCCCAATCAGGGAATGTCACAGGGCAGGAGCAGAAATTCATAACCTTGCCAAAATCGGGTACAATACTGTAATCAAAAACAAGGCACAGAAGTTTTCCGCAAAACACAATTTATATCTTATTAATTTCGGAATTAATGTGGATGAGAATACCGAGGCTCTTGTGGGTTCTGTGGCTGATCAGGTTAAAAATATACCTGATAAATTAACCGCGATTGTCGTACCCGTTGGAAGTGGAATACAATTCGCCTCGATTATTGCCGGCGTAAAGAAATATCGAAAGGATATTGACAGGATTATCGGTATACAGATATCGGGATATGACAGAAAAAAAGATATCAATCACATATTGGATAAACTGGATATAAAATGTGACTATGAGTTCTATATTGACAAGACTTATCCATACACAAAACATATAACGGCCAAGATAACCAATACCGATGATTATAGTAAGAGTTTTGAAATGAATGTTGTATATGAATCGAAAGCCTGGAAAGCACTCTTGAGAGAGAGATATGGTTTGAAGAGAAAGGACACAATCCTATTCTGGATAGTGGGAAATAATAATTATCTTTATACATAATGCTACCGTAGCTCAGTTCGGTGGAGCACATCCTTGGTAAGGATAAGGTCGGCAGTTCGACTCTGCCCGGTAGCTCCAAGAAAATATAGCCGGGTAGCTCAACTGGTGGAGCATTCGACTGATAATCGAAAGGTCGTGAGTTCAACTCTCACCTCGGCTACCATAATATGGCGGTGTGAAGGGAATTTTGGCATACCTTGGAAGCTCAAACCTTCCAGCTTGTGAGTTCGAATCTCACCGCCGCCACCATATCTCTCTGGTTTTCTTGGATATATTTACACTTTACGAGTTACTTGAAATATGATACAATATGTTATGGTGATATTATGAAAATAGGTTTTACTGGAACGAAACGGGGAATGACCCGTGATCAGAAATGTTGCCTTATAGGCATCCTTGCCGTTTCATCACCTGATGAATTTCATCACGGTGATTGTGTGGGGGCAGATGAACAGGCACATTCGATTGCGACGAACCTTACAGAAAATGTAATTATACATCCACCTATAAAGGATATACTGAGGGCTTTCTGTGAGGCCAAAACTATTTTACCACCAAAAGATTATCTTGATAGAAACCACGATATTGTGGATGCCTGCGACCTACTGGTGGCGACACCGTGTACAAGATATGAAGTCACAAGAAGTGGAACTTGGGCAACCATCAGGTATGCGAGAAAAAGAAATAAACAGATTATTATAATTTGGCCGGAAGGTGATTATGCTAAAGAAAATGTTGAAAAATAAGAAGGTGAATTTTTCGGGCAAAATGGATGATGATTGTCTTGTTGTCCATATTGTTGCTGACGAAAACGGTAAAAAGATTTGTGACTTGAAACTTTCAACGCAGGAAGTTCTCAATCTTGTCGAATACGCGATAAAGGACATATTCGGCCGGCTTGAAAAGGATTTGAAAGAGGGAAAAGAAGATGTACTATAATTATAGAAGGGGAGTTATAAATCCATTCTTTCGGATTAAAAAGGAAGCTATTAAAACGGAAAGTGGAGTAAAAATCCCAGGCAGATGGGCTCTCTTAAATGCCAAGACAAATTCCCTTTTGGGGATAATGTCGGCAGACTATGAAGTTGTTCTCAATTCACAAGTGGCTAAACTTTTTGATGAGGCTTTGAGAGATTATGAAATTGATAAAGTTGGAGACCATCTTGATAATCTACAACGAAGATGGAAAAGAAGGATTATTCTCAAAGGTGAGAAAGTTACTTTTGAGGTGGATAGAGATGATCCTGTAACTATCGTCGTGGAGATATTCAATGGCTACGATGTGAGGTCTGGTTTCGGATATGAGCTTCTTGCGTGCAGAAGTGTCTGTGAAAACGGATTACTGATGGCCAGAAGAAAAATCTTCAAGGAAAGTTATTATCACTTTACGGATAACCCGAAGAAACTCCAGCTTTCCATCGAAATGAAGTTTGACTATTTCAGGGAGAATGTTAAACTGTGGCAGAAGTGGGTCAGGGAAAGACAAACAAAAGATGATTTTATTCTCTTTGTAAATAAGAGGGAGTACCTCTCGGAGAAAATCAAGGAAGAAGTTATTGAAGGATATGACTTGGTAATGTCCAAATCCGGTGTGGATAACAAATGGGGTCATTTTAATATTTTGACTTATCTTGCCACACACCAGACAAAAGCAAGAACTGGTTCACATCTATTTTCGAATAGGTATAAGCTCTTTGAAAGGATGATAGAGGATTACTATACAGAAAAATAATTCACGGGTCGGCTAACGGTAGGCCGTCTGACTTTGGATCAGAAAATGGTGGTTCGATTCCATCTCCGTGAACCATATACACGGGTCATCTAATCGGTAGGATATCTGGCTCTGAACCAGAAAATGCAGGATCGTGGCCTGCCCCGTGTTCCAGTATAGGTAATAGGTACGGGATATTGTCTCACACTCTCACCGTTATGCACATCTCACCGAGCCTGCAGTAATCGTGTGAAAGGCCTATGTCGGACATTGTGATGGGATGAAAAGCTGGCAATCCCGTATTTATTGCCTAAATAATAGGGGGGTTATTTATGGTAACTCCCCGTTTTCTTTATATTTTTTGTTGTTTTTTCTACTTTACAAGTTACTTGAAATATGGTATAATATATCAGTTATACTATAGAAAATAGAAAGGGGCTTTTATGATTTTGAGATTTTCCGATAAGGGTTCTCCGTATGTAGAATTGGATGACCACAATAGGTTCATTTTTTCCAGGCTTACGGCGAACGAGAGGGGAATAAAGTATCTTCTGTATACCAATACTCCCCTGAACAATGATAAACTTACGGTCAGGGCCAGAGATAATTGGTTCACCACGATGTTTTTTAAAAATCCCACAAATGGGAAGATGAACGGAACAACGGGAACAAATCTCGGTATTCCCCATTCCTTCAAAACCAATGTCTTTTGGAAGAATGGTACTGTTTCTCTTTTGAGGAAAATGATTGGTAAACATCTTCTTCCTACTGGTGAGTTTCCGGAAACTGCCTTTCCGGCTCTTGCGGAAGATATCGTGAAATATAACAGATTGGCTGACGGAGATAAAAAGAAGCTCGCACAACTCGTAAAGGATGAGGAAAAGAAAGAGGGAGAGAAGCCGGAGAAGAAGTCTACACGAAAACAGAAAAAGGAGAAAAAAGAAAAGCCCCTAAAGGAAAAGAAACAAAAACCGGAAAAGAAACAAAAACCGGAAAAGAAACAAAAACCGGAAAAGAAACAAAAACCGGAAAAGAAACAAAAACCGGAAAAGAAAGAGAAAACCAAGAAGGTCATAAAGAAAAAGGCCAAAAAAGTAAAGACCAAGGCAAAACCAAAAAAGAAAACCAAGAAGGTCGTGAAGAAAACCAAGAAGGTCGTGAAGCCTTCAAAGAAAAACAAAAAAAGAAGCAAAAAGGCAAAATCTAAAAAGATGAAAGTCGGGAAAAAATCAAAGAAAAGATAACTATGGTGATATATGATGATTTATGATCCTCCTCTCGATGGAATAAAAAGAGTATCTTTGGGTAAGTATGGTCTTTGTTCCAGATGTAAACATTTGAAGGTACAAATAACAAGATTGCATGATGAATGTGTAATCTGTATGGCAAATAATGATAATCGTGGAACTTTACGGCCGAGCCGATATGATCCGGTTGTTATCTGCTCAGATTTCTATCACAAGAACCAACCGGATTTGTGGGAAATGGAAAGGATGGCGACAATAATTGATGTAAATGTAAGAAAGCCCGCGGGTTTTGAGTTGAGCAGCACGGACGAAATAAGAGAAGTAACTGTTAAAAAACCAAAATGTGAGGATTAAAATGAGAAAGCAGAAAGTTGTTGCTTACAAATATGTAGGAATTATTGACCGCTTAAAAAAGGATTTGTCGGGGAGAGAAGATATTTTCTGTCTCCATACAATGACAGATACTTTTGAGCAGACAAGAGCCTTGGATGATCGCCAATTCCCGTTCAAGAGGATTGTGAGGGTAAAAATCACAGAAATGAAATAATTCCTATTTCCACCTACATAAATACAATAAACATTATATAGGTGGGAACAATGGAAAAGAAACCAATAATCGAAAAATGTGTGGGGTGTAAAAAAGTAACAGAGGATGGCTTCTGTAAGGTATATACCAATCCGGAAGCCAAGTGGTCTATAGGGGGTTGTTTTATAGCGACGCATATCTCCAAAGAGAAATCCTTTATGGCCAAGATGATGAACCCGTTGAAAGCATCCAAAAAGATGAAAAGAAAGAAATAGAAAGGAAAGTAAAATGTTGAAAATGCCTGTAATAGAAAAGTGTGGTAACTGTGAAAAGATAAAGGACGGCTTTTGCACGGTGTATAGCTCCAGCCGATTTCTCGCACCAGTGGTGCGAGAAATCGGCTGGGTGAACCCAGCTGGTAAGTGGGCTGTCGGCGGTTGCTTTATCGCCACACATATCAAGAGGACAATGGTTGAGAAGAAGAAAGTCAACCCATTGAAGGCTTCCAAGAGGGGGGCAAGTGTTATAATTCCCCCAATGAAATAAGATAATGGAGAGGTGGATATTTTGGCATATCAAGCGGTCTTGAAAACCGTCGCTTCGAAAGGGGTTGCAGGTTCGAATCCTGTCCTCTCCGCCAAGTTTGGAAGGGAGCCGAATATTGGTTAGTCGGGGCTGCCTGCTAAGCAGTTGATTCTTTTTATAGGGTCTGAGGGTTCAATTCCCTTCCCTTCCGCCAAAAGGTTTATATGTGGAAACGAATTATAAAATATCCGGTGGCAACATTACTGGCCACCATTGCGTATTTTTATACTTGGTTTGAACGCTTTGTAAAAAATAGAGGAAGTATGGCGCCAAAATATTTTGTTGTCTGTGAACATTGTAAACACAAATTCGACTATCTGGAATATCCGGAAGTCGCAATGGGATATAAGTTATGCCCGAAATGTGGTTGGGCAATAGATCAATCCGGCCAGGCTTGGCCTCCACCGGAACAACCACCAATAAGATTTGGAAGCGTGCGATAATTGGTAGTCGGCACGATTGGAGATCGTGTGGGGGTGTGAACAGCATCCCCTGTAGGTTCAAGTCCTATCGCTTCCGCCAAGGGAGAAAGGAGATGGAAACAAAACTAAGACGATATCTAACAGAAACATTCAGGGGTAGAATATTGATGATCTCTATGAAAAGCACGGTGGTCGATTTTCTGAGAGAACATTTTGAAAATATAGTTGACTGTAAATGGACTGATATTGTCTTTGAAGAGGATATATTGATCCGGGGCGAGAGTTTGGGGAGTTATAATTTTGTAATAGTCGGCTACGGGGATCATATTAATATGGCATCTACCGTTATAAATTATTTGAAATTACATAACATAAGATATCTCTGTTACGGAAAAGGCTCGAATGAAACCAGTAAGATTTCTCAGAACTCAAAATTTGAGGAGATGTCAATTCCACAACCTAAAACTATTATTTCTTCAAAAATGAAAACATCGTCCGAGGAACTATTCTCAAAATTGGGTTTGCCGGTTGTGGTCAAGTCTCTTGATACTGCACGAGGAGAAGGTGTGTCAAAGATAGATAAGAGGTTTCAACTTGACAAATTTCTTTCTATGGGTAATAAAGAGGACTTTTTCATATTCCAAGAATTTATACCCAATGATGGGGATATTAGGGTCTTTTTCTTCAGAGGTCAAATACTCTACTCTATAAAAAGAAAAAGTTCCTCGCCAAAGGAATTCAGAAATAATATTTCTTTGGGCGGGAAACAGGAATATATTGACAAACTTCCACCGGAAGTAGAAGATCTTGCTATTAAAGTCGATAGGATATTCAATCTCGATTTCGCCGGGGTTGATATTGTACAGAATAAGAAAACTGGTGAATGGTTGGTATTCGAAATTAATCCCGCTCCCCAATTTTTTGGTGATGAAAAATATGTAATTCCTGTAATCATTGATTATATCAATAGAGGAAATATATGAAAGACATTTTGAAAAATATCATCTATAAGATAACTTATTTTATGATGAATGTTGTCTGGTTATCCCCGTGGGGAAGAGCTATCATTCACAAGGCAGTTGATCTCTATTTATCGAGTGCGCTCTTTAGTGAAAGAGCTAAAATCTTTGGAAAGATGGAAGCGGCCAAAATGTTTTCGTATCGGGAATATAAATTTTTTCGTGATATGGCAATCAGGGATATTTTGTTTTTGTTGTCGATATTTCCCAATCCCTATTGGTCTTTGAGAGAATTGGAAGAAAAGAATTATCCGCATTGCACATATATGAAAGTATAGAAAGGGATGATTATGATACGGGGAGAAATCAGAAAGGTTCTCCAAGACCCCAAAGTACAAGTGGGGTTTGAAATAGAATGTATCTTTCCGTCTGTTTTTCGGAATGAGGGGTATAAAACGAAACCCGATATATCCAAAATTGCGTATTCCTATTTCAAGGCGCCAAGATTACCATTCGATTATGTAATAAAGGACTATCATCACTATTACAATAAGAAGAAATGGATTATCAAGAGTGATAATAGTGTGGGTGATGCCGGATTGGAGTTGGTTTCGCCTGTTATGCCGCTAAAAGAATATCTTGAGATTTGTCCGTTTATATTTTCTCATATGAAAAAGGTGGGGGCCGTAACTGATAATAAATGTGGTTTTCACTTGGGCATTTCCTTGAAGGATAGAGGATGGTATAATAAGATAGATGTTATGAAATTGGGTCTTTTTGTGGATGAGAACGAGATATATGAGTTCTTTCCGATGAGAAAGAATAATACTTTTTGTGAGAGTGTTCATAAGGACATAAAGAAAGTATTCAGGAAAAGAGTGGGAGATTTCATTGTTGAAAATTATAAAGTGAAGCCCGTTTTCAGCGAAAATCACTATATGGGGATAAATCTACAGCATCTCAAGGGAAAAAACAAGTATATTGAATTCAGATATATCGGGGGCCGGGATTACCACAAGAAGTGGAAGGAAATAAAATATCTGACAGCGAAATTTATTCTGGCTATAAGAAAAGCCTGTGATGAAAATACTGATTATGAATATATCCTGAAGGTTCGGGATTTAAGAAGGGGTAATTGAAATGCCGTTATGTGAGAAATGTAGAAAATTTTATCCGCCCGGATTTGTCGAGAGGCGGCCAGAAGGTAAATTATGTATCTTCTGTGAAAAGGGTGTAGAGGAAATCCGTTACGGAGAAAATAATGAACTGGTTGCTAAAAGAGTGGATATAATTCTTGAGTATCAGAAATATCTTCGATTGGTACGGGAGAAAAATGAAAATATAGAGCTTTTGAAAAGAGGCAAACTGGAAATTCCAGAAAAATTCAGAAAGGAGTGATTTATATGAGGTCGCTGGAAAGCGCGAGGGTTCTTCTTTTGAACGCTGACTACACTCCATTGGGTGTAATCGGTGGTAGGAAGGCGGTAAAATTGATGGCGAAGGGTAAGGTAGAGGTTGTCAAAGCAACTGATATCTTGATCCATAATATGGAAAAGACTGTGAAGTTTCTCTTACCAAAGATCCTTCGTTTGATCAAGTTCATCAGAACCTTGTTCAAAACAAAAGTTCCCTTCAACAAGAGGCACGTTCTTCTTCGTGACAACTATACTTGTGCCTATTGCGGTAAAAGGAGCACAACTCATATGTCACTCGACCACATCGTTCCAAAGGCGAAAGGTGGTAAGTCCACATTTGAGAATGTCGTAACTTCTTGTGTTCCTTGTAACCAGAAGAAGGATAACAGGCTTCCTTCACAGGCAAATATGTTTCCAAGATACAGGGCTTACGAGCCAACCATAATGGAGTTCATCAGGATGCAAATTAAGCGTCTTGGTATGGAAGAAGCCCTGAAGGAATTGGGTTGGTAAACAACGGGGATTGTAATGTGATGGCTGAAGAGGCTCTGTCGAGTGCGTCATACAGTAAGGCACCTCTGCTTGTATGATTATCACATTACAATCCTTTATCTTTATTTACCTCGTATCAAAAATATGGTATAATATATAATAATTTGTGAAAGGAAAATGTAATGGACAATTTGTATACCAGACAAAGTTCTCTTGACCTGAACATCAATCAATCAATCACCGTTGTTGGTTGTGGTGGTATCGGATATTGGGTGGCAAAATTTGCCGCTATGTCCGGTATAGAAAAGATGTATCTGTTTGACCCCGATGCCTTTGAGGAACACAACTTGAACAGGATTGATATTCCGGTGGAGGCTCTCGGTGTAAACAAGGCTCAGGTAACCAAATCGGTTATCAACCGTATCAGGCCAAGTGCAACAGTTCTTGCCTTTCCTTTCATCCTTCAGGAACACACATTTCCCCATTCAGATTGGATTGTGGATTGTACTGACAAGTTCGCCTCACAGCAGACAAACGAAGAAATAGCCCGGAAATTTGGGGCCCGTTATATGAAGGCCGGTTATAACGGTGAGGATATGAGTATACACAATGTTGTAGCGGAGTGGGGAGAAGCACAGGACGGTTATACAATTGTTCCTTCTTGGATTGTTCCTGCTACTATTGTGGCGGCCCTTACTGTCGCAAAAATACTGAAATACAATAACGCTGAGGTAGCAACGACTGTAGAGAAGTTATTCAGATGGAGAAGATAATAATGATTATAAAGAGACTTATCGGTGGTAGGTGGGTTGAGCAGAAAATTCCCAACACGAAAATTATATCCGCAGCAACATCCAATGAACCAGATGAATGGGAGACAAAGGTAGAGTGTGTTACGGAATGCAGTAAGGCCCCAAAGGAAATAATTGTATACTTTGACCCGATTGTAATGGCCAAGGTCGAAACCCTGATGAAAAAGTATACCAGTAGGGAATGGCTCGGTTACCTGATTGGTAAACCGGATAAACCTCATCATATACTGGATTTGGTCATTCCCGTGCAGACGGCGACCTCGGTTCACATTGATGAAGTGGTTTTTCCTCAACTGGAAGATGGCTACAAGGTTATCGGTGTTATGCACTCTCATCACAATATGGGTTGTGGGTTTTCCGGTACGGACGATAAATGGATAAATCAGAACCACGATATTTCCGTTCTTGTCACCCATTCTGATATGAAAATCCAAGTCAGAATATCCGTTCCCTGTGGAGCCAAGAAAATTATGGATGCCAAGGCTAAAATAAATTACAATCTTGACTACGATGACGAGGCTTTTATCAAACAGGCTGAAGAGAATATCCGTGACAAGAAATACAGTTCACCAACTACTTATCAGGGTGGGGATAGCTGGTATCACCGCTATTGTGGTAACGAGGATGATTATTTTGATGGGTACTACGGTATTAGCAGACATAATGAAAGAAGGCAGCCTCAACCATCTCTTCCCTTGGAAACAGCTGAAAAGGAATTATCTCTGGAAGATGAGCTGATGAAAGAGTTTTTTGAAAATAGTGATGAAAATACATCTACAATCCTGTAAAACTGTAAAATATAGATAAATGAAAGGGGTTATTGATTTGATGGTCATAACCCCTTTTTTCTGCATAAAAAATCATAAATAATTTTGATAATAAAACTTGTATTTTACAAAAATCTATATATTCCTCAACCTCACAAGTAATTTGTATTTTATCACATAATTTTTGGATTGTAAATACGGATGGATTTTTGTATGGAAAAAATGATAGTTTTGGGGGAAGATATATGTCAAGAATAGAAAAGAGGCTCGATGAGGCCAGAAAGATGATTACCGACAGGATGGTGGACAGACTTGCGGCGGGGATCCAAGATTTCTATGAAAAAGAAGCGAAAAAGATTGATGCCAAGATAGTAGCAATGGTTCACAAAGCCAGGAAAGAGCTCGGTCTGAAGAAAACGCCATATCTGGAAATGGATTATTATGGCTCTTTATTTGAACTTGCCAATTCACAGGATGTAAGGCAAGAGTTGAGAAGTATGATTTATGACGAAGTGGAAGATGAGGAATATTGAGGAGAGAATATATGCCAAAAGGACGAGAAATTACAGAAAGAGAGATAGATGATTACGCGGCTGATATTCAAGAGGCCTTTGAAGAAATGGCTCAGGTACTCGATGATAAGCTGGTAAAACTGGTTCACAAAGCGAGAAAACAACTTGGACTTCCAAGAAGGGATATGGAAGTGGGTTATTATGGTTCTGCATACGAGCACGCGACTTCACAGGATGTAAGACAGGCGCTAAGAGATATGATTTTTGATGAAATGGAAGATGAACAGGACGAGTATTGATGAGGCTCAAAAGATATCTCAAAGAAGAGTTTATTGGTACATACAAATATGGTGGGAAGTTTACGGAGGTCTACAGAAACCCAAATCCCAATGAAATAAGGTTTATGCCCACCATATATCAGGAACCAAATCATCCGGAACTTATGGATTGTTCCATCAGGTTTCTTGCCCTCGGCTCAAAACAGAAACTCTTTATATGGGCATCTGAAGGCGGTGTTCATTATTATGTCCTTGAATGGCTAATGAAAAAAGGTGAAATACCGGAGGATGTGTATGGTCAGGAACCGGCCGACATTGTTTCTGGATATGCCTCACCACAGGGTAGCAGGATGAAATTTGAGAGGGGATACGGTCTTGGAACCCGTGGCTACGATATTTCCAGAGATGTATGGCATTGGCTCGGAAAATATTTCGTCAATATACCGCAGCTGATGAATTACATCGAAAAAGAGGGGAAAAAATGAGATTTGAAAATTACCTGATAAATGAGGGATCGAACAGTTAGTAGATAATCTACTATAATCTACTTGACACTACCAAAATCTTTTAGTATAATTGGAGGTGAAGGATGAAACGAGCGATGGTCACACGAGTAACCAAGACTGAGTTTGAACTTGACG